CATGAGCCGAAACAACTTGCGGCTCAGTACAATCTTAGGGGTCTCCTCAACGGGAGCCGTAAAGGTCATGGTATCGCTCCGCAGACTACACAGAGTACCGCTTCTCCGCTGATGTGGGGACCGGTAAATGTCTGCCAGTTGTGGTCGTGGTTTGAGCGCTTACGGGCGTCCGATAGAGTGTCAAACAGCGCGAATAGGTGCTTCCCCTGCTCATGCGCATCGTAGAGCAGGCCCTTGTCCACGGCCCTCACCAGCGAATCTAGCGACTCGCGGTACGGAGCGGCAGCCTGCTCTTCGATTAGTGCGACCCACCCCTCCGCACGTTCCTTCGTCTCACCGCCGAACAGGCCCCGCAACCTCACGGCGTCCTTGCCAGCGTCAGTCTGCGGAAGCATGGTTACTGAACGTCGATGTCGGGCAGGATGACCGAGGGCTTGAAGATGACACGGTAGTGAGCGCTACTGACATTCGCGTCGTCCAGTTGCTCAACGAAGTAGGTTACGTTATCGCTTAGGCCGAGGAAGTTTTTCTTGTAGTCGTCGGGTCCGGTCTTGCAGGTGACGGTCAACTCTCCCGTTGCGTCCCAGTTGCCTAGCGAACAGTAACCCTCGATGGTGAGCATGTATTCGCCCGTGATGCCGTTGTAGAACACGACCCGGCGCAATACCTCGAACTGGTCTGCTGCGGTGGAGATATTCTCGGACACCACATCGGCGTCATTGCAGCCGGCGATAGATAGCGCCATCACGAGGCCTAGAACTAGGGTTGCGAGTTTCTTCACGTGTACTCCTTCTCCTGCGGGTAGTCAACCGGCTCCGGGTGCTTGTCCTGCCAATGCCGGTCGGTGAGACAGGTCCTTGTGGCTCGTGCGCCGCACCCTCGGGCGCACTCGATGTTGTAGTCCTGCCACAAACTCCACGGGTATTCGTGAGGCGGCCACGGAAATGCGTGTATGCCAATCCGGCACCGGAAGTCAAGCATTCTCGACGATCCCGTGACGAGCATTGGCGTGTAGGACCCAACTGTCTCCGGGTCTAGCCTTCCAGCCGCACGTACAGCCCGTGACGACACCAGCAGAGATTCTCGGGCGGATAACGCCCGACAGCGCGTCCAAGGCCTCACCGTATCTCTCGATGAAGTCGTTCGTCGCCTGCTTGACAACCTCAGGGACATCGCTGTTCATGGGATCGTTCTCCGTTGTTGACATAAGGTCACTCATGGCAGCGGCTCCCGCAGGGCGGCGAGGATGGCGCGGGAACATACTGAGGGATGACAGGTATGTGGTCCCCAACTGCGGTCTGCCCGATGCTTCAACCATGCCGCCGCCATCCGCTCCACGGTGGCCGGGTCGGAGAGGTCGAGGATGTCGCGCTCCCATTCCGGCTCAATGTGAATCCTGGGCTCAAACGGCTTGCTCACGATCCCTCCACCAGTCGGCGGGCAGCGGCGAGAGCGTCGGCCATGCCTTCGGTGGCATCTTCCCATTCACCGCAGTTGTGGACGCCTTCGATATGATCTTGCATACCGCCGGGTTCGTCCCACGCCGCCACCAGCGCCGCCAGCGCGTCGGCCTTGTCGAGCAGGGCGCGAATCTGCATGACGGCAAAGGGACCGATATAGTCCAGATCATCGAAGTCGCGTAGCAGCGCCCGGAGTGCGGCGGTGTTCATCCGACCAACACCGTGTAATCCTTCTCCGCGTCAGGCAACAGATACCACGCCGCTTGATCCGACTCGGCTTGTTCATGGGTTCGCTGGTCCCGACAGCAGCACAGCGGGTATGTCGAGTGGTCGCAGTCAATCTCGCCGTTATCGTAGGCTACGGCGTCGTCATAGCACGATCCGCAGCACGGTCCTTCGTGACCGACAGGAGCCCGGAGTGCGGCGGTATCAGTCATCGGTCGGCCTGCGCGATGGCTGTCGGCGGGTGCCCGTAGCGGTCACATTGACAGCGCATGTAGTTGGTCCGCAGATAGACCCACCGCATCATCACGACGCACTTTCGGTGGTGTCCGTCGCGGCACGGTTCGCACTTGGGATCAGTGGTCATCGGTCGGCCTGCGCGTCGAGGATGGCGTCAATGGCGGACCTCGTTAGATGACCAGAGTGCCCGTATCCCTCGTTGCGATCCAGCGCCGCCCGTATCCGCTCCACCGCCTCGCTCTGTCCGCGCTGGTAGGCGGCGGCGAGGGCGTCGTGGACCGTTCCTCGGACGGCTTCCTCATAGGCAACGGGATCAGCCGCGTCTGCCTGAATCATGGGGCGCAAGAAAGCCAGCAGGTTCTCCGCCGGGTCGGTGGTGGGAGTCGTTATCAACCAATCACCGATACAGCGACCGCGGCACTCAGGCAGGTGCTCATGCCGGAGTTCACCCATCAGTTGACGCCCTCACCGTCCGGGAGTTCCTCGAAAGACCGGGTTATCTCCGCTACAACCCGCTGTACCGCCTCGGGTGGAGCATCCTCGGTATGGATGGTGATGTACCCGTCGTACTCGGCCGTAAAGGCCGGCTCGTAGGTGCCGTCCTCGTGGGGCTCGCCCCACTCCCCCTTGATGGCCCATCCAGAGGCGTTACGTAGACCAAAGTTGTCCAACAAGTCCTCGGCGAAATGGATAACGCGCGCGTGGGGCTGTGTCTGGACGACGAGGACACCGAGCGCATTGAGCATGTCGAGGGCCTCCTGAGCAGTCTCGTCCGTCAGGCCGGGTACAGCGAGTCGAAGGGCTTCGATTGACCTCATAGGTGGGTGGCTCCTAGATAGGATGATGGTTGGCTAAACACCGGCAACAGGCTCAGGTCGGGGTACTCGGGCCGGAGGTCCGGCGGATGGTCCGGCAGGGCCTCTAGCAGTTGCAGTCCGCGGGCCGCCTGTTCGGGCGTCATGTAGGCGTTCCAGCCCATCTCCCGCACTTGGTCCTGCATGAAGGGGACCTTGCCTGTCCGACCGTCAAATCGGGCCCGCTGCAACCATTCTACCGCATTGCTGTCGTTAGTGACAACCATGCCGCCCCGGCCGATGTTCAGAATCTTTCGGGCGTGGAAGGATAGGCACGTAAGGCCACCGTAGTGCATGCCCCGCCGGAACCTCAAGGCGCTGTCGATGACCCGGGTTGGGAAGAGGGAGTACGAGCCCGACCACGCGTTGTCGCTCCACTTGACGGTTCCGCCGGCGCGGATGACCGACATCGGCACGGAGATGTACGTACGCTTAGGTACCCACACTGGGAACCCGTCAACGCCGTCGTACACGAGGGACAGGAAGATGGCGCTGGTACCGGAGTCTACGGCCACGGCATACTCCGCGCCAGTGTACTCCGCTACGGCCCTCTCGAAGGAGGCTACCACGTCGAAGGCCCGGCTCACAGGAGTTCGGCCTTCTTCGCGAAGTCCACGAGGCCCTCAGCCAGACCAAACTCCGCCGTGAAGCCGAGGCCGCGCGCCGCCTTGGAGACGTCGTACACGAAGCGGCTCGCGTCCACCGAACGACTGTCGAGGTACTCGATGTCTGCCGTGGAGCCGAAGGCCTTCATCGCGACCTTGAGGGCTACGCTGGCGGAGATTTCCTCGCCGGTTCCGATGTTGTAGGCGTGGTTCCACGCGTCGAACTCAGCCTCAAGGGCGAGTCGGTTAGCCCGGGCGACGTCGTCGATGTAGGTGAAGTCGTTACTCTGACCGCCGCCGAACAGTTGCGGGCTCAATCCTCGCTCCATCCGATTGATGAGGTTACCGAACAGGCCGTGGTACCGCTTCTCAGGCCCATACAGGTGGGCGTAGCGCAGGATAATCCACGGCATGCTCCCGGCCATGACCAGTTCCTCGCCGAGCATCTTGGTGACGGCGTAGACGGAGTTCCCGGCCGTCGGGAAGTCCTCGGTGATGGGCGGCTCCATGGTGACGGGCATGTACACCGAGCCGGTCGAGGCATAGACCATCGGGACATGGTGACGCTCCGCGGCCGCGACGATGTTCGCCGTGCCAACGACGTTCGTGGAATGGGCCCGCAGGGGGTCAAGGTCCGCCTCGTCAAAGCGGGCAATGGCCGCAAGGTGCAGAATCCGGTCGGGCTTCTGGACGAGAACGAAGTGCTCGACGTCCTCCTTGACGCGGATGTCATTCCCGTCGAGGATGTCGAAGTTGAGGACCGTATGGCCGTAGCCATGACCGAGGATTCTATCCGTGGCCCTTCCAACGAACCCGCGGGAACCGGTGACCATGATCCTCACGAGATTCCCCCGGAGAGCACGAAGAGGCCCCCGGAAGGGCCCCTTCGGTAGTCAGTCGTCATATGGTCGTCCTCTAGTGATTGAACCAGAGGAGTATAGCACAGGAGGACTCAGTCCTCCAACATCGTGCTCAGGGGAAGATGGAGTTGATGCCTGCCGTCGTATCGCTGTCCAGAGGACGGTGATAGCCGTCGTACGCATCGCCCGACATCACAGCCCTTCGACTGAGGGTCGTGCAGTACGTCGCGTTGACGGTGTACGGGCCACCGGTCAAGCAGTTAGATTCCGTCGAGTGGCCAAGGCCGAAGTAATGACCCAGTTCGTGCATAGCGATGGACCGGCCGGACGCCTTACAGTCCGTTCCGCCGAGCCACGACCCACCGGTTGACTGTACGGTGCAGGTATGGCTAGACGTATCCCACCACGTATTCGCCATAGCGAGGCTGTTGGAGTTGACCGCGAGGCCGTAGGTGAACGGCAACCAGTTTCCGAGCGGGTCAGTGCCCGCGTGCTGGAACTGGGCGAACAACGTCGAGTCAGAGAAGTAGTCATAGTGGATGGGAATGTTCTCTGACGGAGAGCACCGCTCAACCAAGTCGAGGTCGGTACCCGATGTTAGGCTGGCGGCGACGTTTCGGAACACCGTCTTGACGCTCGCTGGAACATCGCTGTCGAAGCAATAACCATGCGTGCTATTGGCCGTGTTAGCGTGGCCGCTCAACAGGACGTAGGCCGAGGCCTGAGGAGGTCCGCCGAGAACGACGCCCACTACGAGGGCTACCGGCAGGAGTCGGGCTAGGAGTTTACGAAACAAGTTGTGTTCCCTTTCGAGGAGTGACTGACTCCGACCAGTGTACCACACGGAGGTCCTCTGCTGCAAGCACGGAAGGGTATCAGTTTCTTCACGTTTCGCCGGCGGCCCCCTTAGGGGCACTTTACTTTCTAAAGCGCTCTGTTTTTCATACGTAGTATATATACTAGTACTAGTATAAGAGTAGGAGTTCTACTCTAGGGGTACGTTCTACTATTCTACTAGACTCCCTAACCACGATTATGGTTCATTTTGAGTCTCATCTGAACCGCTAAGGGGTTCATTCTGACCAGAAGTAGGGATCAGTGATAGTAGCAAGTGGTTAGGTGTCCGGTTAGGGGGCTCAAGTCGAAGTTTGAAAATGCTTGTGTTTGGTTTAGTGGCTAGGACCCCTCCCCGTGTTACAAGTGGGAGCGTTACAAAGGGGACCGGTGGCCACTAGTACATGATATCGGCGAGTGTGGATTGTAACGGCCGGACGTTGTACCGCTAGCGGCCGGTTTGTAACGTCCGGCGGCCGTTGTATCGGTCCGGTCCCTGCACTCTGCGCGGCCGTTTGTAACGGTAGCGGTACCCTCGCGAGCACCTACCGCCAATGCCCCTACAACGTCACCAGACGGCCGCTACGGCCGAAGTACCCTGTCCCGGTACCATGACACTCCCGCGGGATTACGGCCGGTTTGAGCACGGATCGGCAGGGTACTTGACAAACGTCCGCCGGTGCCGATGATGGGTAGGTACACCGGTACAAACGTACAGGGTACAGGGTAGTTGAAAGGGTAGGATCATGAACGTTGAAAGCGTCTTGAAGGTGACCGCGGCCGAAGGTGGCGGCACGTTTGAAAGGTCCGGCCGTTTGTATCGTCCGGCCGGTGGCTACATGGTCGGCGCTCATCCCGGCACGTACCGGATTGTCCCGGCCGATGACGTGGCCACTATGGCGGCCGCACTCGCCGATGTACTCCGGGATTATCCCGGCGCCATGGTAGGTACGTGGCTACAGGGTACGGCCGTGCACGTTGACCCGGTACTCCACGTGGCGGACCTTGTAACGGCCGTTACAATCGGCCGGCGCAATGGTCAACTCGCCATATGGGACGTGGCGGCCGGTACCGAACTCCCGCTCGATGGGTACGTGGCCAACCTTGTAACGGCCTACTCCGCCGCTACAACGGACGAACTCCGGACCGGCCGCGATTGGTACCCTTCGGCCGCGAGGATGGTCCGGACCATATCCCGGCGGACCGGCATCGGCCGCCGAAGGGTAGCGCTAGCGGTGGCGGCATTGTCGCCACGTAATCCGTGGCGGTGGAACATACAGGACACGGCCGCACTCGCCACGTTTGTAACGGCCGGTGCCGAAGGTACTCCGCCATCCGTTACAACGTTCAACGGGAACCGGGACCTTGCACTCCGGTACTTGCAAGGTGCGGCCGATTGGTCATCTTCGGCGCCGAAGGTCCGGGCGTTCGTGGCCAACATTATGGGCGATACAACGGCCGTCACCGTTGACGTTCACGCTACAAGGTGCGCCACCGGCGGCACGTTGAACCATCCGCGGACCGACCGGGAGTATGATGCAATCGCCGAAGCGTACCGGACCGTTGCGGCCGCGGTCGGCGAGACGCCGCGGGAACTGCAAGCGGTATTGTGGCTAGTGGCCATCCGGGAGCACGGCCGCATCGGCCGCGTGCAAGCGTGCAAGCGCGGCACGTTTGACTACATCCGCCGGGCGTTCGGCGAGACTGTTGAAGGTGCAAGGTGACCGTTACAACGCGGCACGCGGTAGAACGGACGTTTGAACGGGTCGGTGCCGCCATCGGTACCGAACTCGCCGAACGTCTGGCGGCCGCGGTAGAATCCTACGCCGCCACCTGCCGACCGTTTGAGTCGGTGGCGGTACTTGTAACGCGGACACCGTTCATCGGTACCGCGTGGTCGGACCAGTCCAACGGCGATTGCCTCGTGGCCATCGTCCGGGGCCGGTCCGTTGTAACCCTAATGTTCCGGCGCCGGAGTCAACCGTTCAACCGGCAAGCGCTGTCGGTGGACCGGGTGGCCACGCTCGACAATCCTCGCGACAGTCAACCTGTCGCGGGAGCACGGTAGACTAGTGGAAATGTTGAAAGGAACTGAAATGCTTACATCCCGAACCTACACCCTGAACCACGCGAACCGGTACCACGGCCGCGAGGGTCATGAACTCCCGTTTGAACTCTGCCGCGACTACGATTGCAAGTGGGTGCGTGCCTACCTTGCCGACCGCGGGGACTGCACCTACGGCGACCTGTACATCCTCGCCGACGGGCCGTGCCACGAGGCCCCCGTTGAAACCCCGGAAGTTACAACTCCGGAAGTTGAAACCGAACCGGTCTGCGTTCACTGCTCGAACGGCATCCGCCGCACCATCTTCGGTGAGCACGAGTGGGACGATGACGATGGTTCAAACCCCTACCGCCGCCCCTGCACCACCCCGAAGGAGAACCGATGACCACGGTTGTAACTCAGACCCTCACCTACTCCCGGCAGCGGCGCCGGTCCGCCATCCTCGTGGACGGCGTTCACCGGGTCGAGGTCGCCGACGGGCTCAGCGCGGAGACCGCGCACCGTATGGCCGTCCTGCTCACCGTAGCGGGCGCCACCATCACCGGCCCGGGCCGTCTCCGGATTGACGGCCACGGTTTCAACTTCACCGTTACAACGGAGGAATAGTTACAATGCGACTGCAACACTTCACCTACCGCCGCACCTACCGGCCGACCACCGCGGGCATGGACTCGTGGGACGACGCCATGACGGACGCGTACCGGGCGGCCCGTTTCAACTTCCCCGATGACCGCATCCTCGTGACGCCGCACCACCAGACGCCGACCGGGCGCCTCGTGGTCGAGGTCGAGGTCTGGCGGGTGACGCCGGAACTGGCCGGGTGCGAACTGTGCGCCGACCGGTACGCCTACCGTCGCGGCGCCGAAGCGCTCCGTGCTGACGCGCAGGGGATACCGTTCGCCGACCCCACCGGGGCATGGCGCCTCGACGCCGCGGCCCGCGACCTCGACTTCCACAAGCACGCCGTTACAATCGGCGGCAGCCTCGTTGAAATGCCCGACGGCGAACTGCTGGTGACCCGATGACCCGTTACAACGACGAGCGTGCGGCGTGGTCCCGCATGCGGGCTGAGGGCGACCGGGCCGACCGGATGTACCTGACCGCGACCGACCTCAGCGAGGCCGACCCGCGCGTACGGCCGGAGCCGTGGCTCGTGACCCTGAACCGGGAGCGGGACGGCGAGGACCCGGGCGTCATTCGGGAGTGGTTGACCGGTACGGTAGACTTCTCGTCATGAGTCACCTGTACCGCGTTACCACCCCGGGCGACCCGGTGTACGTGCACGCCGCCACGACCGACGAGGCCCTCGACCTCGTGCCGACTGGCACGCTGGCCGTGGACTCCCTGCCGTGGCTGGCCGACTGCCTCGTGTGCGGGACCGACGACCTCGAACCTGAGGACGGGGCACCGCTGACCCCGGCCGACCGGGAGCAGCACCCCGGCGGCAGCCCGCACCCGCGGACCGCTGAGGTCCGGGCGTGGACCCTCAGTTACAACGGCCGCAACGCGTTCGTGCTCAACGTGCAGCATGGGCTCGTCCACGGTCGGGGCAAGGTCAAGAACCCCCGACTGAGTTACAAGCAGGTCGAGGCCCTCGCCGTGGTCAAGGACCGCGAGGCAGCGTGGGCCGACGAGAAGGTCAAGGCCCGGATGGGCACCGGCATTGACCTGTACTCCGCCCTGCCCGACGGCACCACCCGGGCCGCGGCGCTCAACGAGGACGGCGGGCTCTCGTTCGTCCGCCTCGACAAGGTTACAACGGGACGGTGGGCCGGGTGGGTGTTCGTCCGGGCCATCCTTGGCGCCGACGAGGACCGCCGACTCGGTGCGCACCGACCGGGCGAGGCCGACTACGCCGGGGCGTGGCCGACCGTCATTCGCAACGTGCTCGCCGACGTGCCCGCTGCCGTGGCGCGCTACGGCCTCGAACTCGGGGTCTGCGGGGTCTGTAACCGGGCACTGACCAACGAGGAATCCCGGCAGCAGGGCATCGGGCCGGTCTGCCGTGCTCGACTTGACAAGGGTGAGACACTCTATCCAGACACCAACGAAGTAGGAGACTGACCAGACATGATGGGATACACCGCCCCCTCGAAGAAGGCCATCAAGGACGCCCTCAAGGGCATCGGCGACACCGGCCTGCTCAACTACTGGGCCCACGTGCAGGAGACCTCGTTCTTCGGCCCGGAGTCCAGCGTTCCGGGCGAGAACACGGTGGTCGGCCCGGACGCGTACACCAAGCGCGTCTGGTACGGCACCCTGACCGTGGACGCGGCCGGGATTGTGACGGGCATCCGATGATGCAGCCCGACGTCTTCCTTGGACGCCGACAGCGCACCGCCGCGGGCAACACCCGGTTCCGCGTGTTCTTCAACCGGACCCTGCCGGACGGTACCCTCGTGCACGGGCACGGCACCTTCATCGCCCGCCGCAACGAGGCCGGGTTCCGCGGCCGCCAGTGGGAAGTCGTGGGGGCCACCGATGACATCGCCCCCCGGTCACTGGGGTTCCACCGGGACGACCTGAGCACCCGGACTGAGGCGATTGAACTCGCCGTCGGTTTCATCAAGGAGCAGTTGCAAATCCGGACCCTCATCGAGCAAATGGAGGCCTCCAAGTGAGTTCAAACAAGGTCTACGCCATCATCACTGAGCGCATCGTGGCCATGCTCGACGCGGGCACCGTGCCGTGGCGCAAGGGGTGGGCCGGTGGCGACCGCTTCCCGGTCAGCATCCACGGCCGCACCTACCGGGGCATCAACATTGTGGTTGCTGGCCGCGGTGGCCGCATCCACGGGCTACCGGTCCCACGTCTGGCTCACCTACAAGCAGGCCGTGGCCCTAGGTGGGGTGGTCCGCAAGGGTGAGAAGGGCACGCCGGTCGTGTTCTGGAAGCAACTACAGGTCGAGGACCGGGACGAGGCGGGCCAGAAGAAGACCATCCCGTTCCTGCGGTACTTCACCGTCTTCAACACGGAGCAGACTGAGGGCTGCACCTTCGACGCGGCGACCATCAAGCGCCTCGCCCCGCCGGACGTGCCGACCGGGTTCGACCCGGTAGTCGAGGCGGAGACCGTCTTCGAGGGCATGCCGTCCCGCCCGTCCGTCACCTTCGACGGTGGCAACCGGGCGTTCTACCGGCCGGACAGCGACACCGTGCACCTGCCGCCCCGTGAGACCTTCCACGATGCGGCTGGATTCTACGAGACCCTGTTCCACGAACTCGGCCACGCCACCGGGCACGCGTCCCGGGTGGGGCGCAAGGTCGAGGGCAACCCCTTCGGCAGCCACGACTACGGCCGTGAGGAACTCGTGGCCGAAATGACCTCAGCGTTCGTGCTCGCCACTGTCGGGCTAGAGCAGGAGACCCTCGTCAACGCGGCCGCCTACATCGCCTCGTGGAAGCGGGCCATTGCGGCCGACGAGTCCATGGTGGTGTGGGCTGCCAGCCAAGCGCAGAAGGCGGCCGACTTCATCCTTGGAGTGGCGCTTGACACCCGTGAGACACTGGTAGCAGACCAGAAGGAGACCAGATGATTCCGATTCAGCCACCGTTCAATCCGGCACCCGGCCGCGAGGACTTCGCACGCATCAGCCACATCGTCAACCCGGCCATCGAGTACGACATCCTCGGGGTCTACGCCGGACCCGGCGGCATGTTCCTCGTGGCTGAGGGTAACGGCGACTACGTGACTGGTCAGCCAGTGGGCGTGACCGGACGGGGAACCGTGCTCGCCTCGGTCAACGCCTACGAGACCCTCAACGAGGCCATCGGCTACGCCATGAAGGCCAGCGGGTCCGGCTGTGACTGCGGCAAGGGCGCCCTCTGCCCCGAAGTCAGCCTCGCGTCACCCGTCATCGGGGTGAGCACCGAGTTCACCCTTCTCGGCACCGACCCGGCGCCGGTAGCGGGGGGCGACGAACTCCGGACCCTCAGCCTCCGCCAATCGGAAATCGAGACCATCAAGCAGGCCCTCGACTACGCCCGTGAGGACTTGGAGTCACGGGCCCGGTACGAGGACCGCCTGTCCCGCTCATGGTCTGAGGGGCCGGAACTCCGGGCCTCGGCAGACCGTTACGCCAAGGTATTGGCCCTGTTCACCGGGCCGGAAGGATACGACCAGTGAGCCAGCCCTTCGCCGTCGTCGAGACCAGCACCGGCCGCCACCTAGACGGCCTGCCGACCCCCTTGCTCATCCAGACCGGCAGCGGCGAGGCGTGGCAGGAGGACCGGGGCATCTGGCGGCTGCGTGATGACCGTCACGACCCGCGAGGCACGGAGTACACCCGGGTCCGGGTGGTGCGCCAGTACGAGTACATCGTTGACCTCACCGTTGAGGTCGTGGACCCGAGCGGCGACGCGCTCGACGAGTACTCCTCCGAGCCGGACCACCGGTCCATCCATGTCGAGGCGACCTCGCCCCGTGAGGCCGACGACCTCGCCCGGGGCCGGGCTGCCGACGAGGCCCGGGAGTGGGCCGGGGATGTCCCGCTCATCATTACCATCATCCGAGTTGAGGAGCAGTCATGAAGGTTTATCTCGTCAGCGTCCATTCAACCGGCTACTACTCCGACTACTACGACGATGTGCTCGTCGTGGCCGAGACCGCCATCCAAGCGCAAGGTCTGGCCGAGAGGGACATGGCCGACGACTTCCACCTGCGCTCCATCACCGGGTCAGCCGCGTTCGAACTGAGCCTCGGCAATGCCCGGGCAGTGGGCCGACTCGTGAACCCCGACGAGGAGTACAGCCGAGACTGAGCACGACTTGACAAGCATGAGACAATGGTTCCCTAGACCAGAAGGAGACACCGTGAAGACCAGACAGTACTTCCACTGGGTCCGCATCAAGACCGGCAACCCGTTCAGCAGCGACATGGGTGGCTTCCTCGACATGCTGCGCTACGACTACGGGCAGGTCGTCGAGTGGACCCGGACCAATGACGGGACGTTCGACATTCAACTGATGGTCACCGACCGGTTCCCCACCCGGGACCGCTGGTCGTCCTTCGGAATCCAGACCACCCCGGTCTCCGACTTCCGGACGCGCTCCTTCGAGGACGCGCAGGTGGGACTCCGATGACGGTTCGCGAACTGGCGGACATGCTCCTCGCCTACCGGGGTGACATCGAGGTCGTGCTGACCTGCGAGCGCGACGCGTACACCTTCCACCCGCTGCTCTTCACGCCCTCACTGGGGCGTGGTGAGCGGGACGGCAGGCTCGTGCTTCGACTCAACCCCGGTACCGACTACGAGACCATCCAGACGGAGAACGACTGATGCCTGCTAACCCCCTCGCCAACTTCCGACAGACCGTCACCATCGAACTGGCCGTGGACGTGACCGGCCGCCGCAACGACTTCGACATGCCGACCCGTGACCTGCGCTTCGCCATCGAGGAATGGGTCAAGGACTCCCTGCCCTACTTTCTGACCGGCGCACGGGTGACCGCTAATCGCGGGCCGTCCGGCGCCCGGTGGGACGAGGGCGACCAGCGCCCGAGCCCGCTGGCCGGGGGACTGACGAGTCACGTCAAGACGGTCATGGCCTTCCTGCCGGAAGAGGACGCGTCGTGAAGGCCACCCTGTACGCTGCCGTCCTGTTCACCGGCATTGCGCTCGGCCACCTGCTGTTCGCCCCACCGCACTGCCCTCAGGAAGACTCCTGCTACCCCGACTACCAGAACGGGGCGTGGACCATCATTCAGGGAGAACGACCATGAAGACCGACTTCGGTTCCGCACTCGACGCCGTCATCCGCGACGGGCTCGACGAGGCCTCGCGTCTCGGCTACGACCGAGCCCTCGCCCGGGTACGCTCGGCCCTGCACGGGCGACACGATGCCGCCCTGCTCTACGGTAGCCCGGCTCGGGCGGGAGCCTTCGCCACGGTTCTCGGAGACATCGAGATGATTGCGTCCCTGTCCCTGCGCTCCAACGTGCAGCAGCAGTGCTGCCTCAACGCCGAGAGTGCAGGCCACACCGAGGACTGCCCGCTGTTCACCGGGTCGGTGCGCCCCGGTCACCGGGCAGACCGAGAGGGGCTCGACTGACCGCTTGACACGGCTGGTACACTGATTACCTAGACCAGAAGGAGAGACCAGATGGGTTCAATGCAAGCAATGGCCATGGCCGACGAGGTCGAGGCCGGGGGCACCAGCCTCCGGGCCGCCCTGACGTGGCACCTTCGCAGCAACCACTACCCGCCTCACCCCCTGTTCATGGTGGGCGTGGCACTGCGGGCCGTCCGCAAGGTCGAGGCCGGGGAGATTGACGCCCGGGTCCGCCTGCCCAAGGGCGCGAGTCACCGCCGGTTCGGCAGCCTCGTGCCAGCGTGGGCCATCGTGGACGACCTGCACCTTGACGCGTTCATCAGCGAGGGGGCAGAGTGAGCGAGCACGTCAAGGTCATCGAGACCGCACGACACCGCAACGGCAGCGGGGGCGCCCCGTTCTACGTGTCCCTCGTCCAGTGGGGTGCCGAAGAGGTCGGCGACGACCTGTTCGTGGCCATCAGTTTCCCTCCGGATGACCCGTACGGGACGCCGGACGAGCAGCGTGAGTACCTGCGTGAGCACACGGCCGTCCTCAATGTCCGCCTGCTTGGCGAGCGGAACATCGGGTTCGCCATGGGCAACTCGTGGCGAGGGGCCGACCACGTGGGGCCATCCGTTGTCGAGACAATCGCCGCGGCCCACGAGTACGAGTTCAATCAGGAGGACCCGGAATGACTGTCAAGGAACTACTTGCCCTGCTCGACGCGTCCATCAAACTCGGGCACCTGTCCCTCGGGGCCGACGTCCTCGTGTCGGACAACCACGGTGCGGCCGGGGTTGAGTGGGCCTCGCCGACCAGCCCATTCACCTTCACCATCGTCCGGGTCACCCCGGGAAAGGAGTCCTAGATTGTTCACCAACAAGGACAGCATCGCCACGGCCCTGTCACGGCTGGCCGATGCCGCAGTGGCAGCGCAACGGGCCCTTGCCGCCGACCAGTACCTCGACAGTGGCGTTCGGTACGTCACGTCCAGTGACGGCACCACGGTCTACCGCATTCAGCGCCAGTGGACCTGCGCCTGCCCCGGCTGGAAGTTCCGCGGGGAATGCCGCCACCTGCGGGAGGCGGGCGTCTCGTGAGACTAGGTAACTTCATCGAGCGCTTGGGTCGCATGAAGACCCTAACCGAGCACAACCCCGACGTACCCATCGTGGTTGAAACGTGGGTTGAGGGAGTTGGGTTTGTCAGTACGCCCGTCGAGGGTGTATACTTCCAAGTGCAGCCCCGACGCATCATCATCGAGACTGGAACAACGATTAGGGAGGACGCCCCCCGTGATTGAACTCAATACCCTCATGCCGGGTCATGAGTCCCACCTAAAGGTGGAGGACTACGACTTCGCCGATGGGTCCGTCGTCGTGACCTGCTCGTGCGGCGAGACGTTCGAGTTCGAGAACATTGACCCCGAGCCCGATGACGATGGCGACGGGGCGGGCGAGTGGTAGCCCTCTCGCTGGACATCATCCGGTACATGGCCGACGAGGTCGAGCGCCAAGGGCGTGGGCCCGTGCAGGTCGCGTGGATGGCCGACGCATGGTCGCAGGCTATCGAGTGGCGCGACGCACACTCTCCGACGTGGCAGACCGACGGTCCGACACTAGAGCAGGTCGAGCGCCTCGGTGCGCTGGTCGAGCGGGACAAGAACCGGAACGGGTTCCGGGCCGTCCCTGTCTTCGTCGGCGGCAGCATGAAGATGCCTGCGCAGAACGTCGAGCGCGCGCTGACCATGCTGCTCGACAACTGGGAGAACCTGACCCCCGACTCTCGGTATTACGAGTTCGAGACCATCCACCCATTCGCTGACGGTAACGGCAGGGTGGGGAAGATTCTCTACAACTGGCACCGTCTTGAGAGGCCTGAGATGCCGCCTAACTTTTGGGGTGGGAGCAACCCCTGAGCACGACTTGACAGGGGTGGTACACTGGTTAGGTACCAATGATCCCCGTACGGGCGGTGTGGAACGCCTCGCGGTCCCGGCACCGGACCTCTGGCCCTGAGGCCAAGTCACCCTCTAGCGCGGAGGACAGGGAGCGTTTATAGACGGCTGATAGCGTCACGAGGAGGCGACCAGCGCCGGATAACCGTCACCGGCAACTAGATAGAAGGAGGACTCGTGACCAGCGAGACTACCGTCGTGAAGGAACGCAAGTGGTCGGTCAAGTTGACCCACCCGTCGTACCGGCTCAGTGCCGACCTCTGTCCCAACTGTCAGTACCCCGAAGCGGATGGCGGACGGTGCCCCGAGTGTGGGTGGCTGGCCCCGGACCCCCGGTGCCAGTGCAAGGACCACAAGCGACAGCGAGGAGAGTTGTAGTTCGGGAGTACATGACACGATAGGCCCTGAGGCCCGCTGAGACGGCCATCTTGGCCGACTAACACCGGTCCGGGTGTCCCGACATGGGGACAGTCCGGGCCACGATCAGCAGGACCGTTTGAGGACTGCGATGGGCCCTGTGGGGCCACGAGAAGGCCAATAAGGTGCCTCTGAGCACGAAGAAAGGAACACATGTTGGGAGTAAAGGTCAGGGCCAAACGATTCAACTACGACGGCGTGCGCCTCGCTAGCCGTGAGGGCCGTGCGTGGAACGTCTTCGTTGAGCCGAAGAGGGGCATCACCGTGAACTTTGAGTCCCCGGATTCGGATTCCTTCGAGGAAATCCGCATCACTGAGGCCAAGTTGGCCGAGTTGGGGTTCGTCCCTGTCGTCACTGACTAGGGGAGTAGAGCATGGCAAGGATAGAGGACCTGACAGTTCACATCGGAGTGCACTGGTGCGCCCTAACGCCCGCCGCCTGTCTCGCCATTGGCATGCGCCAAGAACGCCGAGCCTCCCGGGCCATGCGCCTCAAGTTCCTTCGGGAGGACGCTCGGGAACTCGGGTTCCGCCTCTTGAAGAAGGAGTAACTTGACATCGGTGGTACACTGGTACCACTAGCATCGGAGGACAGGGGACATGCCTGCGAACTGGCAGGACAGGGATAGGAAACTGGGCAAGCGCCTAGGGAAAGGGATGGTGGTTGTTGGACGCTCAATCAAGACGACCCTCGCCCCTGCGGCGAGTAGCGACGAGCCTCGGCCTCGCCCTAAGAAGCGTCGGCCGCTCGCTCGGTCAACTGGGCGATGATGCGGTCAAGATGTCGGGCCTGCCGGGCCCACAAGGGCTGCCGCCCTGCCTGTTCTGCGGTGAGTGGGACCAGTTCCTCATCTCGCCGGCACGGTACGGCGTCAACTGGTTCTACTCCGTGGACTTCTTGACACATCAGGTACGCTGTATGAACTGCGGCGTGAAACTGACGGCCTACCGCCGGGCCAACAAGAACAACTGGACATGGTTCGAGGACGTATGACCAACCTATTCGAGCACGAGGCCGACGCCTTCTGTCGCTCTCAGCACAGCCCAAGGACTCAGGCCGAGTACCGTAAGGACCTCGACCGGTGGTTCACCAGCGGCTTCGACCTAACCGTGGACGGCGCCTCACGGTACCGTGAGCAACTGACCACGACTTACAAGGCTAGCAGTGCGGGCCGTTTCTGGTCCACGGCCCGCACTTTCTACCGGTGGCTCGTCCAGCGGGGCCTGATGGTGTCGTCCCCATTCGACCTCGTCAAGGCCCCGCGACGGGTCACCAATCCTGTTCCCCGTGTCCCTAGTAGGGACGATGTCCGGGCCCTTGTAGCGGCCACGAAGACCCCACGTGAGCGTGTCGTGGTCGCCCTGCTCTGCAATGGCCTCCGCGCCAGCGAGGTCACGAACCTCGGGTGGGAGGACCTACACCCCGTCGAGGGGCGAGGGTACTACTTCATCGTTCGGGGGAAGGGTGAGAAGGAGCGCATCGTCCCGCTGCTCCGTGAAACCATTGAGGCCGTGCAGGCCCTTGGTCCGGAAGATTCAGGACCCATCACCCTCAACGTGGACGGTACCCGCCTGACCTACAACGCCGTCAATGGCATGGTAGACGAGTGCGCTCGACGGGCGAAGGTGGACATCCACCCTCACGCCCTCCGGCACTACTACGCCACCGCACTGGTTCGCTCGGGCGCCAACCTGTTGTCGGTTCAGAAGTTGCTCGGTCACTCATCGGTGGCCACCACTCAAATCTATGTAACCCTCGTCGTCGAGGACCTCTTCGACGCTACCGGTATGCACCCGGACCAGACAACGGGCCTGAGCCTGATTGAGAACAAGGAGGAATATGCCGCAAGTCGGTTGGCTGACATCGTCGCGCTCTAAGGTACTGTTCGACGAAGCCCTAGAACTGGCCGCCAAGGATGGCCAATGGGAGGGCATGCCTTACGAAATCCTTACCGGTATCCGGGCGCAGGTGACCTCGTGGCGGCCGAGTGAGTTCAGCGCCACGCAGACCCTCTCCTGCCCACGCAAGGTGTACCTTGAGGCCGAAGAGGACTACTACGTGGCACCGGCGGACAACTTCGCAACCTTCCGCGGCACGGTCATTCACACCATCCTCGACCAGAACAAGACTGATGATGCGATTACCGAAGAGCGGGTCCAACGCGATCATCGCGGCATCATCATCACTGGGGCTCCGGACAGTTTGCGACTACGCTTCCGCGGAAGGACTGGCGAGCGCCACCTACTTCGCGACTGGAAGTCGGCGAAGTCACTGCCTAAGTGGGACAACCCCTATACCAACCACCAGCAGCAGGTCAACCTCTACCGATGGCTCCTGAAACTAGAGCCCGAAGAGACGGACATGGAGGTCGTGTACGTCTCCATGGAAGGCGTCAAGATTCTCAAGGTCAAGCCCTCGCAGGTATGGACCGACGCGGACGTCGAGGCATTCCTCGACCGGCGCCTGCTGGTCCTGAACAGCCAGCGTGAGTCCGGCCGTCCTGTAGCCTACTACAGCGTGGACGAGGACGACCTGTGGCAGTGCGAGTACTGCCCGGTCCGGCAGGTATGCTACCGGAAGGCCGCCGGGGAGATTCAGGTCGGGCTGGTAACCGAGCCCGAGGCCGTGCAGCGGGTCGTACCGCGGACTAGGAAGAAGAAGTGACCGACCACCTGATCGTCACGATCTGCGCCATACTCGGACACCGTGTCCGTCACGGCGCCTGCCTATGCGGCCTGAGGAGGGCCTAGCCTTGTCGAACTCGAACCGGTGCGCGGTCTGCAAGACCCTGCTCAACTTCCACGGTATCTCCCACCGTCCTCGTTTGGGCTGGTGGGCCCGCTGGTCGCACTGCCCCGGCTGTGGGCTGTACTACGAGCAGACCGAGGTCAGCGTCGGCTACATCGGCAAGAAGGCCCCGGACCCGAGCAACTTCCGGTCCATCCAATGATTGAGGTAGAGGACTACGCCTGCCCATCGTGCGGCAAAGACACCCTGAGCGTATCGCTCGACGTCATCCTGTCCGGGGTGGACGAGGTAATGGTCGAGTGTACGTCATGCGGGTCCACCTACGAGACTGACCTAGTGTTCAGAGAGGAACCAGATGCCGAGGAATGACCGCGCCGTCATCCTAGACCTAGAGACCACCGGCAACAAGATTGAACTGGACGAGGTCGTCGAGGTCGGCTGTGTCTTGGTGACCCTGCCGGACATCTCAACCGTCTCGGAGAGGACCATCCTCATCCAGCCCTCAGTCGCCGGCATGCACCGCATCGAGCGCAACGACACCGTCCGCAAGATGCACGAGGCCAACGGGTTGCTGAATGACTTGGCAATCGAGAACGGTTCTGTCACGGCGAGCGAGGCCGATTACGACCTGTCCACGTGGCTCCTAGCCATCAACAATGGCGACCCAATGCACACGCCCTACGGTGGCTCTGGCGTATCTCACTTCGACCGCCAGTTCATCCGGAAGTTCTTGCCAAGGTTCGACGCCCTCCTGTCCTTTTGGGCGTACGACGTTGGCGTTACACGCCGCATGAGCGCGCTCGTCGGAGCGTCCACCTACCCCATCACCGGCAAGACCCACCGTGCGCTCGACGACGCTCGGGTCCACGCCGCCGAGTTCCGGTTCTACCTTGAGCGGCTCAAGTTTGCCGACCGGTACTGGGGTCTGGTAGAGTAGTGCGGTGACCGAAGCCCTTCTCAATACCGAGGCCGAGACCACGGCACTCGCCGGCATCCTCTCGAACCCGACGGACTTCTGGTCCATCAACGACGTTGGCCTGCTGTCTGATGACTTCATCTCGCTCGGCCACCGGGCGGTTATGCGGGCCGTACTTGATGTAGCCGGTGACCGGAAGGTGCCCGAGGTACCGTCGGTCATCGAGCACCTGCGCGGTGGTGACACTCACGCCGACGAACTAGCCGTCAAGTTGTCATTGACCGGTGTGACCGTGCCGCAAGCCGTCGAGGCCGCGCGCATCGTCAAGGGCCTTGCCACTTCGCGGCGACTACAGTCGGTCGGCGCGCGCATCATTGAGATAGCCCGCGAGCACCGGTCCGACAGCGCCTCAGCCATCAGCGAGTCCGACTCCCTGCTCCGTGGCGTACGCGCTACCCTGCCGGCCGAGGACCGCAGCCCTGACCCGTCCGACATCCTCGACCGGCTCGCCTCGTACGAGACTGTACCGGGCATTCAGATTCGATTCAGCCCACGGCTCAACGGCCTACTGGGCGGCATGATGCCGGGCCACCTGTGGGTACTGGGCGGATTCTCGTCCACCGGTAAGAGCGCCGCCCTGACCAACCTCGTCAAGGACGCCCTCCGAGCCCGCAAGTGGGTCGGCGTGTTCAGCCTAGAGATGACGCAGGAACAGTACCTTATCCGGCTACTATCTCTCCTGTCGGGCGTACCGCAGGGCGACATCAAGAGCCGCTCGTACATCGGGCTCGACGTGGTGGAGAACGTTCGAGCGGCCGAAGCGTACCTTCGCCGGGCGCCGCTGCGGGTCTACGATACCGTATACCGATTGAACGACATCCGCAGCAAGGCTATTCAGATGAAGGAGACCATGGGCCTCGACCTGATGGCCGTGGACTTCATCCAGAACGTGCACGTTGAGGGCGACGAGGTCAAGGATGCTCGGACCACCATCCTGACGTTGCAGAACCTTGCCAAGGAACTGGACTGCACCGTGCTAGCCCTGTCTCAGGTGTCCAACGAGATGGCCAAGTGGGAGGGCGACAAGAACTACTACTCCTTCAAGGGCCATGGTGCCATCAGGGACGCCGCGGACGTGGCCATCATGCTCAAGCGCGACCGCGTCGCCTCGCCGGGGGTGATGGACTTCAACGTCGTCAAGAACCGGCACGGTGAGTTCTCCAACATCCCAATGAACTTCGACATGAGGACCGGGCGGCTAGTAGAGGCCGACGAACTAGTAAACGAGGGAGACGACTGATGGAGTACGACGCCGAGACGATTGAGACCGTTGCCCGGGTATCGGCCATGATGCAGGGCCGACGCGCTTCGTTCAACACCCACCAGTTCTACCGTAAGAGCATGCTCGACACGGCCGAAGAGTTCCTTCGGAGAATGAACGACCTAGGGTATCATCTTGTGCGGGAGACCGATGAGGGTTAGGCGTGCGCTCGCGGCGGCGGTAGCAGCACTCGTCCTCCTGTCCGCCCCGGCATCGGGCGGTACCTACGCAGGCTGCTACGCCTACCCGGTGGGACCCAATACCCCAACTGGCATCGCTGGTTGCGAAGTGTGGGGTGACGGGATAGCCTCGTGGTACTCGTCCTCGGGCTCAGGGGTGGCCATGAACTTCTGCACGTGGGTCCGACGCCACGACACCGGCTGCGGCTCCGTCAGCATCTACTCGTATGACACTGGCGTCGAGGTCATCGCCCGGGTGGTGGACTTCTGTGACTGCTACACCGGTACCTCGAAGCAGCGAATAGTTGACCTACAGGGTGGCGTGGTATCCGCCCTTGGTCTGTCACGGTCGGCCGGGCTCTACAGTGTACGTGTCCTGCCGTCCGCCGGGAGCCCCACGGTCGTGATACCGGCTGCCACACCGGCGCCTACTCCGGCACCGACGCCGGTTGAGGAGCCCAAGCCCATCCTGTTGCACTGGTTGAGGTACGATGATTTCGTTCGCTGAGGCCCGAGAGATTGGCGAGGTACTAGGCCGGACGGCCAGCATCCGTGAGAAGGCGCCCTCACCGGAGAACGTCATCCTCGCGCAGTCGGCCGGTGGCATTCTCAAGTTGGTCGCCGGCGCCGATACGCGGACCGTAATCGCCAGCGTAGGGCCCAGTGAGGTCGGTGTGGCGGTGCCGCTACCGGCGCGGGACGTACTACAGATGTTCAAGACCCTCAAGGGTAAGGGGACCGCTGAACTCTCGCTCGATGGGCAGGGTCTTCTGGTGTCAACCGGCTCCGGTGGCTCGCTGAGAATCGGTCCCGCTGATGGGCCCGCGCCAAAGTTCCTCCGGCCAGTCCCTCCCGAGACGGAGTGGACGGCGGAGGTACGCCTAGGTCCGGGCGTGGTCGAGAGGATGGCCGCTATCGTGGGCATCATGACCAACGCGGTTCCGCTGGTGCTAGAGTACGTCGAGTGGACTAGCCACAAGGGTGGTCGCTTCATGGCCACCGACAACATGTACGCCGCCGCCTTCGGTCCATTCGAGCACACGTCCGTTGGCGGTGCTCACCACCTAGAGAAGACCTACCTACACGCCCTCAGGGGGCTCGACGGCGAGGCACTCATGCGATTCCTCCCGGGCCCGGCTAAGCAGGTCGCTAGGGTGCAGACTACCATAGGCCGTTACCACTTCATCGGTGTCCAGTTGCCCGGCGCCCCGCGCCTACCGGCCATGCCGGCGGCAACCACGGATGTTTCCATACGGACCAACCGGCTAGCGCTGGTCGGCTTGCTACGGTCACTGGGGGGTGCAAGCCCCATGGTGGCGCTGCGTTCGGACGGGCAGACGGCAACCGTCCTCGCCGCCAATGGTGGTGAGGGCTCGCTGGTCGCCGATGTAGACGGTGTGGGCGTCGTACGGTTCAGCCCGTCCGCCCTAAACAAGGCCCTCAATGTTGTCAAGGGGGACAGTGTTACGGTAACATACTTGTCGGGGGCCGCGTCCCCGATACGTGTGGTGGGAGACGATGCAGGGTGGCCGATACTCATGGCGCCAGCAATAGTGCCCCGATAGGGGAACCACTCGACCCGTCCTACGACTTGGCGAAGTACGTCAAGCGCCTGATGGTCGAACGACACGCGATCAGGGCGGCCTTGGAGTCGCCGGGCGGTAGCATTATCCTAGCGGGTACGTCTACTGACCTAGATGCACTGAGGACGTACAGTTCTGTGATCGGCAACGACAGCCACTTGGACCTCATCGAGGCCGAGTCCGCCGTCAACCAGTTGTCGGTCGAACAACGGATGGCCCTCCTCGCATGGTGCGATGGGATGTCACCGCAACAGGCGGCCCTCTACGTGTCACGTAAGACGGGCTCAAGGAAGTCAACAGAGGGCCATGCGGCCTACAAGCGGATTGATCGAGCAGCCAGACGTGCTGCCGAGGGTATGGCGCAATGAGCCCTACTCTAGAGGATGAGGCGAGTGAGATTCTGGCCCGGGACGCGAAGGCGTCAGGTCGGCCTCTCAGACGAATCGGCATCCTGAATGCCCGACGGCTTCGTCGGGTGGCAAGGAAGGAGATTCCGATGTCGGAACTCCGGAGCCGACGCATAGTGGAGGACACCTAACTAGTGCCAAACACGAACCATTTCTGGACCAAGGACGAGGAGTCCGCGGTCGTGTCGATGGACTGGGCAGACTTTAGTGAGTCGTACCCGGACATCTCGTACAACGCCTTCCGGTTCAAGCGGAAGAGCATCGTAGAGGGACCCATCGGTCCCGCAAGGAAGCCGATTCCCAAGGCCGGCGGCAACGCCCGCACCTTCTCCGGGTTCACCATGGGATTCTTCGACATCGAGACAACGTTCTCGACGCAACCCCGAGTCCTGTACGCGGCCATCGCGGACGCGTGGGGCAACGTGGAGCGGTTCAGCCGCGACCAGTTCCCCGGCGAGCACCCCCTGTACGACGACAGCGAACTTGTGAACGCCATCGTCGAGGGCTGCAAGAAGTACGACATCATCGTGACGTGGAACGGCAAGATGTTCGACGTCCCTGTCATCAACGGACGACAGGCGTACCACGGGAACATCAACCGGCTAGAGCCCAAGTTCCACCTTGACCTGATGTACTACGCTCGCGGACAGTCCATGCGGATTGGTCGCAGCAGCCTAGAGTCGGTCTCAAGGTACTTCGATGCCCCTCACGCGAAGACCCCGCTGAGCGTGAAGACGTGGGACCGGGCAGTGGCGGGCGACGACAAGGCCTACGCCGAGATTGCGACGCACTGCGACGCGGACGTTCTCGTCCTGCGGGACGTGTTCAACAGTCTCAAGGGGAGCGTAGCCAAACTCCACCGATGATGTTTCTGGTCCTGCCGGACGTCGATTGCGCGCTCTGCATGGACCCGAAGCACGAAACCGACGGCCGGCCCTGTGGGTACCCGACGGTCAGGGTCATGAATGGACACCTGTCCACGATGTCCTGCGGGTGCCGGACGTACATCTACTTGAAGTCCCGTTGGGGCTTCAACCTTTACGCAACTGAGGCGGTACATGACTAACACCATCGGTGTAATCGCGGCGGCACTGGCGGCCGTGGTTGCCATCCTTCTTTTCACTTCCTTCGTCCTCATGCTAGCGTGGAATGCGTCCATCGCGACCATCTTCGACATCTCGGAGATAGACCTAGGTCAGGCACTCGGCCTGAACTTTGTGGCATGGACCCTATTCGGTTCCTCGAAGGCAGGCGCCTCCTTTGCCGCGAATCCTAGTCAGAAGTGAGGCGCAGCGCCGGCTAGACCGGGCCAAGGCCTCCGAGCGGAGGCTGGCCCGCTGGTTGGTGGAGCACGACGGACCTGACCCGTCAATGATGCCGGGCGCCGGCGTTGCTACTCCCACCGGTAGGGTGGGTCACCTGTTCCGGTACGACGTACCGAGCCTGCACTACCGTGCGGAGAACAAGCACATCAAGATAGGGTCCCTCTGGCGGGTATGGAAGCAGGTAGCGGACATCGCCAAGTTGGCGGACAAGCACCCGCTCGTCCGCATTGAGCCGACGAACCCTGACGCCCGTCAGTACCCGAAACTCCACATCATCAGCGAGCAGCGGCATCAGGAACTCCTAGCCGCGGAGCAGTGGATGTTGTCGTACCGTCCCAAGGATGGTATACTTGATGACTGAGTTATTCACTAGAAGTGGCATATTCACCGAATGAGTGAATATAGCCTTAGCAGCATATAAGGAGCACCTAGGTTGACCTACATCTTTGAATCCAAGGACGAGTTCGAGGCCCGCCGCGGGTCTGACTTTACCCTTCTCCCCGAGGACGATTACATCGTCGAAGTGAAGGAGATTGAGGTCAAGCACGACGTCCCCAACCAGTTCAAGCCCGACGAGAAGCCCGGCGACCGCTGGAACGTTCGCCTCAGGGTAATCTCCTTCTCCAACGGGGACGACCTCGTTGACGTGGACGGCAACCCGCCCGATGGCGAGCGCCTGTTCTTCGCCTTCCTCGACCCTGCCCGACGTGGCCTCGTTCCGCGCCCTTCCAAGACGCGCAAGTTCCTCGCGGCCGCCCTTGGCGTCAACGTCGAGGACCGCATCGAGTTGAACTCACTTGAGGACCTCATCGGCAAGCGGATGAACGTCACCATCATCCACAAGAACGGGTGGGCCCGGCCGGACGACTTCCGTCCGATTCGGAAGCGCCTCGCAGCGGCCCCTAAGGTCACTGACGAGACCGTGAAGGCCGAGGCTGAGGCCAAGTTGGCACCGGCAGCACCGGTGGCGGCCGAGGAAATCTTTGCCGAGGTCCCCTTCTAGGCCCGTGGAAATCACTACGCTCGACCGGTACCAGATGGAGGCCCTTCGCACGGCATCGAGCCATGCGACGCCCGAGGAACGGTTCTCCGTCCTCGCGCTCGGGCTCTCCGAAGGTGCCGGCGGCGTAGCACACCGGGTCCGCCTTGCCCTACAGGGTGAGGAACTGGACGAGAACCGGGTGTTCTACGAGTTGGGGGACATCCTGTGGTACGTGGCCAACATGGCCGACTACCTAGGGGTGAGCATGTCGGAAGTGGCTACCGCCAACATCGACAAGTTGAAGGCGCGCTACTCAATCAACGACTAGGGGCATTCCCGTGTACACCTTTGCGGAAGCGGTTGAGTCGATTGTGGGGTCCCGTCCGGCTGGACGTGGCAAGAACGTAATGGTTCGTTGCCCGGTCCACGAGGACCGGGACCCCTCGTTGTCTGTCAACCTCGACAACGGGCTCTGGATTTGCTTCGGTTGCGGAGCGAAGGGCAACATCATCGGGCTGGCTGAGCGGTTCGGCGTTACCCTCGACGACGACGCCATTGCCCTGTCGAGGGCCCGGTCCTTGGACCTCCCCGAGCCGTCAGTGGACTTCGCCGACAGGGGCAAGGAACTGGCCGCCAGCCTGTTCCTCCATCGCCCGCAGGTAATCGTGGACTACATCAACGGCCGGTCACTGTCACCGCTCACTGTTCGTCACTTCTCGATGGGGTACGACCACGGCAAGAACGCCGTCGCGATGCCCTACTGGGACGGCGACGTTGTAACCGGCATCAAGTACCGGACCGGGGACGGGAAGAAGTTTAGCGAGCCCGGTAGCCACTACGGCATCTACAACGTGGACAACGTTCGCCAGAAGCCCATCGTGGTCCTCTGCGAGGGCGAGTCCGACACTCACGCGGCGTGGTCCGCCTTGACATCCATGGGGATTAGTGGTACAATCGTTAGAGAGGTTGGGGTAGGTGGCCTATCAGGCGCCTCAATCTCCCCGGAGCGATGGGAAGTCCTATCAGTGGACCTCCTGTGGGCCAAGAAGGTCATTGTCATCTTCGACAATGACGAGGCCGGCCACCGTGGCGCCAGCATCGCCGTTCAGGCGATTGGACAGCGCGCCACCACCCTCACTCCCACTCGTGGAACCGACCTGTCCGACCATCTGATGTCGGGCGGCACCCTCAAGGAGATTGGATTGCTCGATGAACTCGCCAAGTACCCTGTCGCTGAGTGACCTACGGGCGCAGGCCGACAAGTGGCCCGGCGGACGTACGGTCATCTTCAAGTGGCTCGTAAACCACGACCTCATTCCACCGATGATGGAACCGCCCTCAAAGCGGGTCGTTGTCCGGCTCGGCGGTGACCCCGACGCCATCGCGACAGACTACATCGCCGCATCGGCGGCCGAGTGGGACTCATGGGGTAAGACAGACCCTCGTGACTTCGTCAGCGCCCTAGAGACCGAGTACGGTCAGCGGTATGACGCAGTGTCAGAGGTCCTGTCCTCCCTAGGGAGGGAGTAGGCGTGGACGTACAGGTAATCGAGGCCGGTAATCGCAGCACGGTAACCTCAAAGGCCCGTCGTTTCGCCCCCCAAGGGGTGATCGTACTGGGGCAACTCCTAGAGCGGATGGAGTTCGCCGACAACGCGTTCGTAGCCCTCGACTGGTCCAACGAACTGGGCCTCAACCCCTCGGGCGACACAAAGCCAATCGTGTACGTCAGGGTGGCCAAGCGGACCTTCTTCGATAAGAAGCCCGTCATTACCACGGAGGTCAGGCTAGACGTCGAGGACCTGTTCGGAACGGACAGCATGACGGCGGAGAACCTACTGATGGTGGTACAACAGATTGCGGACAAGATGCAACTAGAGATTTTCCGGAGGAAGTCGGACGATGGATGACACGGATAACATCTGGATTCGGTTGCCATCAGCGCGCGTTCTATCGCCCGCTGAGATGGACCTGCTCCGGGCGGCGGTTGATGTCATCTGCGCTAGTCCGACAGACGTGTGGGTGGGCGAGAACGTAGCCAATCCGGCGGTAGAGTACCGTGGGTAACGCGTTCATCGACGAGACGTGGCGTCCTACCACGTTCGAGGGGGCCACACCGCTAAGCACCGTCTTCGTAGGCGATGGAGCGTTCATCTTCCCGGGAGCGGTCATCGGGCGCCCCCCGATGGGCGTGAAGTCCATGCGCATACAGCCGAGCGCTAGGTACTCTGATGTCACCATCGGTCGCGGTTCCGTTATCGGCGCTAACGTCGTCATCTACGCCGGTGTGGACATCGGCGACAGGGTACTCATCGGCGATGGGGTCACCATCCGCGAAGACACCGTAATCGCTGACGATGCCGTTATCGGCAGCAACTCTACCATTCAGAATGACGTCAGCATCGGCGAGAGGTCTCGGATTGCGGACTTGAGCCACGTCACGGCGGGCGTCGTCATCGGCGACGATGTCTTCTGGTCCGTCGGAGTACTGTCCATGAACGACAACTCCATGAGCGTCAAGGGCGACCTTGAGCCCCCATCAGTCGGCAACAGCGCCAAGATAGGCGGCGGCGCACTACTCCTGCCCGGGGTTAGCATCGGCGCTGACTCAACCGTAGCGGCCGGCTCCGTGGTTACCCACGACGTACCCAATGGTGAGAGAGTACGCGGCATTCCCGCTAAGTCATGGCCCAAGGAGGTAGGGTTGTCCGCTAGGGCAGCGGCCGAGGACTACCACCGGTACCTCGAAGAGGTCTGATGGAGCCCGGTATCTCCGTTCACTTCATGGTGAAGGACCCGCCACTGGACCGTATGGCGGCCCTTGTCGCGCTATTGCGGCCCATTGTTAGCGAGTTCGTTATCGTGGACACCGGCTCACCCCAGTCGTCCATCGACACGATGGCCTCGTGGTCTAAGCCTGAGAACGTCCCGGTCACCGTCATTTCGGAGTACTTTGAGGACTTCTCCACCACCCGCAACAAGGGTCTAGCCCTGCACAAGCACGAGTGGACACTGGGCATAGACCCCGACGAGATTCCATCGCTCGCTATGTTGCAGCATATCGTGTACGTCACGAGCCCTGAGGGCGTGAAGTACACGCCAGAGGCGAACGGTTGGACATACTTCACCTACAACTGGTGGGCCGGCGTGCTCGGCCCTGAGATGGGCTATCACTGGCACACACGCCTCTGGAAGACGGAGGGTAGTTACCTGTACCGTCCCATTCACGAACTCGTAGTCGTCTGCGGGGAGCCTGAGTTGACCATCCGGAATCAGAACAAGTTGCCGCAGGCGCCTAAGAGCGCCTACCTCATCCATAGCAAGGGGGCGGACGACATCGTCAAGGCTGACGAACTCTACGACCGCATGGACGCCGTACAAGGAGCCAGTAGGTGACAGAGACATTGCCGACCTCGGCGAAGGGCGTTGTATGCGTTGACTTCGATGGGACATTGAGGCCATGGGGCGGGCTATTCGACGACCCTGACCCGCTTCCCGGGGCTAAGGGGTTCATGGATAAGTTGCGGGAACGCGACTTCCAGATAGTCGTGTTCACGTCGCGCCTGTCACCGCAGTGGCATAGGGATGAGGAGCGTGTCCCGGCCATCGGGGCATACGAACAGTTGGACTACATCGAGTGGTGGCTCAATCGGCACGGGATTCCGTTCGACGACATCACGGCCGAGAAGGTTCCGGCCGAGGCCTACATCGACGATAGGGCCTTCCGGTTTGAGAACTGGGAAGCAACGTCGAAAGAGTTCTTCGGGGAGACTCCATGAGAAACGTCGCACTGGTTGGTGGATTCGGGTCCGGCAAGACCACGGCCGCGGACCTACTAGAGAAGGTGTACGGATACACCCGAGTGAGCCTCGCAAGGAACTTGAAGGACGTCGCGGCCGACGCCATCAATAGCGGTAGGCCAATCGAGAAGACATCGACCTACGGCGTGACGGACCTCTACGGAGCGGAGCGGAGAATCTCCGGCCGTCAGGTCCTACAGGAACTCGGCCAGTCCGTCAAGGCCCTTGACCGGAACCTGTGGGTACGTTGGCTCGTCTCGGACATCCGCTCCGGACGATACGGGCCCGGACCGTACGTCGTAGACGACTGCCGGTTCTACTACGAGGCCCTCGCCCTCTCGGGTGGTGTCCAGTTCCTCATTGGCCGGCTAGAGGTACCTGAGGAGGTCCGCGCAGAGCGGTACTACCGGACCTACGGTCTGCGACCTACCGCCGCGGAACTTTCTCACCCGTCCGAGACCGAAATGAACCTCATTGAGGCCGACTTCACGGTCAACGGGGAGATGTCGCCCGTAGACGTGGCCACTACTCTCGCTAGGCTACTGCAATGATTCTCCCAATCGACAGCACGACCGCGCTTATGCTGCTCGTGCTAGACATACTGGTCCTACTGGCTGTTCTGTTCTGGCCCGACGACCCGCCATCCATGGGCGGTGGCGGGGACCCGCCAGAGCCCGCCACGTAGCACAAAAGAGCCCCACCCGGACGGACCGGAGTGGGGCTCTTCTTGTACAATGATGGGTTGGAAGTGTTACAATCCGCCCTCGATGTAACTGTCGATGCTGACGTAGTGCGTGATCTTCCTCGATCCCGCGATGCCGGTCCACTTGATGTGGTATGCGCCGGCGAGCGCTAGATTGAAGATGAGCCGGAAGCGGCCCTGAGAGTCGCGCGTCAGGGCGGCGTCGGTCAGGTACGTATACGTGACCGTAGCGCCGCTCGGCGGCTTGACCTCGGCGGTGACGGTGGTTGGGTCAACCAGCGTGCGCCCGGTCACGGAGTCTAGCGGGGGCGTAGTGTCCTCCGGATCGGTGAAGACGCACTTCACGGCCGGACTAGTACCCTTCGCGAGGCGATACTTAGCCATTGGGTGATACCTCTATTCTGGCCACGATGGTCGGTATGACGGTGTGTGCCGCTACGATGGTCGGGACGACGGTTGCGCTGGCCTTGAGGGCCATGACGGATTCATTCGTAATCTCCGCGTCAGCGGTAAACGAGTTAGAGAAGGTCCGCTGGACGTAGGCGTCGGCGGTCAATGCCGATAGGACGGTCGCGCTAAGATGCGCGTCGGCCGTAAACGACCCGAGGACTACCTGCGCGAGGTACGCGTCCGCCGTAAACGATCCGAAGACGGTGCTCTGGATATGCGCATCAGCGGTGAAGGACCCCGGTAGGGTGGCCTGTAGGAACGCATCAGCGGTGAGCGAGCCCGCTACTGTCCCCTGTAGGTGGGCATCAGCGGTGAAGGACGCGGCAAGGGTCTGCTGGACGTACGCATCCGCCGTAAGCGACTGCTCGAAGGTCCGTTGGATGTACGCATCGGCCGTAAACGACTGGCTGAATGTCCGCTGGATGTAGGCGTCGCCAGTGAATGAACCGGTGATGTCATTCCGTGCGATGTTTGCATCGGCAGTAAGGGTGCCCGCGATGTCGAGTCGGCTGATGTGGGCGTTGGCGGTAAACGACCCCTCGACCGTTGTGCTACCGCCAGCCGCAATCTCGGCATCCGCGGTAAACGAGCCACCGACGGTCGCCGATAGATGGGCGTCAGCCGTGAAGGAGCCGGCTATCGTAGCCTGTAGATGGGCGTCGGCAGTAAACGAGCCGGGGATAGTCGCCTGTAGATGAGCGTCTGCCGTGAATGACTGCTCGAACGTATTCGCGATATACGCGTCCGCAGTGAACGATCCGGGCTGATCGGACCTCTGGATATACGCGTCCGCGGTGACTGATCCCGGTATACCGTTTACAGCGATGTGGGCGTCGGCGGTTAGCGACCCCGCTATGTCGTTCCGCGAGATGTTCGCATCCGCGGTGAATGACCCGGCGGCAGTGACAGCGATGTACGAGTCAGCGGTAAACGAGCCGGGGATGTCGTTCTTCGCGATGTTGGAGTCGGCGGTGAACGAGCCGGCAATGTCATTCTTCGAGATGTGAGCATCGGCCGTAACAGAACCGGCGATGTCGTTCTTCGCGATGTTGGAGTCGGCGGTGAAGGACGCTTCGACGGTGGTGATCGCGGCCGGTCGGACGGCGATGAGAATAGAAGCGCCACGGGCGTTGGACGTGTCCATCGACCACGTGCCGGGGTCCTCACTAGAGGCGTTGAGTTGACGGAAGGCGACTGAGCCCTCTACGCCACCGACAGCGTCAGCGCTGATGCCGGAGTCGGCCTGATTACCGTAGTTTGTTGGTGCGGTGCCTATACCGGTGTACGAGCCGGTGGTCGCGTCCTCGCCCGACGCGCCGACGCTAATCCAGAGCGTGTCTTCCGCATCCCATCCGGTTGGATTGAGCGAACCGGAGTCGGGCGCCGTACCGACGGCCATCGTGCCCGCTTCCGGCGGGGTGGTGAGATGGGCACCGGGGATAGAGAGTAGTATGAAGCACGAGTCGTTGGCGGAGGTATCCGCGGTGGTGACGGTGAACGTCCCCGTCTCAGTACCGTCGGAGAACTTATAGGCAAGACCGATACCCATGGTCGCGGTGCCGGCCTGATCCTTGAACTCGGTGAAGCCGCCGCCCCACGCGCTGAACTCGGCGTTCGTCGAGTTGCCGTCGTAGAGGATGACGATGGCAAGCAGCAAGTCGCCGTTGTTATTGGCGAGGGTCGTTAGGCTAGGTGAGGTATGGGTCCCGGCAGGGTTGGTGTTCAGGTTGAACAGAACACGGTTGGCTGCGACTGTCGGGATCGTCGGGAACGACACTAGCGCACCGGCCTAACTATTCGATTGAGTTCACCGTTGAGTACAGACATTGAGTTGCCTTAGCCCTGTTGAGTCAGGTTAGCCCTTCGGGAAAAGGGCCTTCATGTGGAGGTCGGCCAGCCAACTATCATCTGAGGTACCGGACTCTATCGAGCCATTCGGTAGGACCCACGTCCAGTGGTGGACGGAGCCCTGCTTGTAGCCGATGCGGTATACCCGGAACTTACCGAGGTCCTCACCGCCAGCGAGCCCGATCTTCCCGTAGACCCGGGAGTTGAAGATTGGCTTGGCGCCCTTGGGAATGTTGACTACCACGATGGGCAGTCCGGGGTTGGTCTTCGGGAGAAGGCTCCACCGGACGACGCGCGCTAGCATCGCCTTATCGGCCCAACCGGGGGCCTCAAGATCGAGGACCTTGGAGGTCCCGTCGTCCAGTAGAACTTCCGAGAAGTAAGCGTATTCTGACATTGACTTGTCACGTACCCCTATCCAGATACCCTCAGAGGGTTAGAAAGGCCTTCCTGCCCGTCTCACGGGCTCCTAGGCCTATTTGTGTGCCCTGTCCTAGACCTCGTCGTACGAGTAGTTCAGGGTTTCCTGCGTCCACGCGCCCGGCGAAGCCGATCCTGTGGGCTGCAACTGTAGCAGGGCCGCCTTGGTGACGTGGTTCTGCGTCACGTACGACGCTGCGTCCCACGTGCCCTTTGCGCCAGACGTGTACGTGTACGCGTCCACGTCGCCGGTCATCGCGGTTGCGGTCGGGGTGGTGTCACCCGTGCCCGGAGTCGCGCCGCCGGTTCCGACCGCCAACTTCGCGCGGAGGTTGACGTTCGCCTGACCCGCACCATCAGTCCAGAACTTGAAGTTCGTGACGGACACTGCCGGTGATGTATCGACCTTGAGTCGCACGTGCTTCTCGAAGGACGCTGTACCCGCTACAACGGGGTTGTTCTGCCGAGTCGTCGCGTCGGTCGCCGCTGAGTCGGTGGACAGGAACGATATTCCCGTCTGTGCTGCCGACTCAGTGCCGGCGCTCGCACCGGTGTAGACGCGGGGCGTTAGTACTGCTGCCATCCCTAGTCCTTTTCCTTACCCGTGCCCTCTGGCACGGCTGATTCGGTTCCATCGTTGGAACCGATTAGAGCGGCCGTCAAGGCCGCGACCTCTTCACGCAGGGCATCGTTCTCTACTACGAGAACACCGATCTTGTGGAATAGGTCACTGACCTTGATTTCCATAGTTAGACCTCTTCGCCCCCGAACCACGTTACGGCAACGCCCGCAATGAAGGCCAGAAGGGCCGGCTCGAACTCATTGGCCGCCATGCCGAATGGGGCCAGTTGTAGGCTCTCCGAAGCGACCAGCGCAGTTACGAACGCAACCACCGTGGCCACCGTGAGGGATATGCGTGAGAATGAGAAGTACTGCTTCATGGTTCCTCCTAAGCAGGTAGATTGGTCGATAGACGAGCAAGAAGATCAAAGGCCAACAACGCGAGACCTAGAATCAGGCCGACGGCGATGCGCCATTGAAATGATTGGATGTCCTCAAGGGCGGTCTCGATCCTCGTGAACCGCTCGTCGAGTAGTTCGTCGGCCCGGCGACGGTAGTAGCCGCTCGTCTGTAGAGTACCGTAGTCCATCGGACCCCCTATACCGGTTACGGGTGGGTCGTAACCCATGATTCCCACTTGGCTTCGTTAGCGGCGGTAGCATCCGCCTTGGCCTTGGCTACGGCCGCGTCCACCTGCGCCTGCGTGTAGCCAAACGACTCAATCGGCGAGAGGGCCGAAAGGGTCGAACTGTGCAGGTAGCCGAGCGTGTCGGGGGTGGAGTTAGCGTCCGCGGTATCCATGATGGCCGCGTACCACAGCGTAGAGCCGTTGACGGCCACACTGTTGACTGACGCTACCGGTAGGACCACCGCCCCGGCCGGGAGCGTAGCGAGGACCGTCGATGTCAGGGTCGGCTTGTCCCTGAACCGTGCTCCGGCAACGGCCGTAGCCTTCTTGTTACTGATGTGGCTTACCCACGTGCCTTGGATCATGTCCGCTCCATTCTGGTCTAGCAGTGGCCACAAGTCCTGAGCCACGTTGTTGAGTTTCGCGTCGGTGTGTAGGTGTGGTCCAGTGATGCCGTAGCCGGTGGCACCGAGGACACCGATCTGTTGCCCGCGCGTAACGATGGCCCCTAGGGCCACGCTGAACGCCTGTAGGTGGGCGTATCCGGTGGACCAGCCGTCGGCGTGCGTGACCCGGATGATTAGGGCACCGTGCCCGATCAGTCCCGGCGTGTTCTGGATGTACCGGCTCGTGACCTTGCCAGCGGCCATGGAGTACACTGGGGCTCCGGTTTGCTTGTTGCCGATGTCAAGGGCGCAACCGACGCCCGCAGCAACATGCTCCTTGCAGCCGCGGTTGATCTTCATTTCGATGTTTCCGGTGGGCCTCACCCAATCCATCGGGTGAATGTAGCCGGGTACTGGATTAGCGAACATTGTCTCTCCTGACTAGGCGAAGATGCCTAGAAGTTTATCCCAACAATCCAAGTGTACGCAGGTCGGCGATCAACGTTCCGACGCGTTGAGCCAACTCACCAAGCGTTACGGAGTCGCTGAAAGTGGCCCGGTCCACAGTCGTCGTCGGCGCGCCGTAGGTCGTTCGTGCCGCAGCGGAGTTCCCGAAGAACCCGAGTTTCGGTCCACTCTGACCGTCGATGATGATTCCGATTCGGAATGTCCCGCCGCTATCGAACTGCCCGATACGGAAGATGCCGCTGCCGCCCGTGTCGTGGTCGATGAAACCACGCTGCCCGGTTTCAGGTCCGACCGTGAGCGACGCGTAGTTCGAACCGACGATCTTCATGCCTGAAGTCGCATGGAAGTTATCGTCGGTCTTCAGAACATCGGCAGCCGAGCGGTACAGGGTCACATCGCCGCCGATGGTCATGCCAGCGCCCGAAGTACCCGATACAATCTGAATCTGGTCCTTACCGCCTCCCGACTTGCCCGCTATGAAGGCGTCGTCGGTCTTGAGGGAATCCGCCGCCGAGCGGTACAGGTTGGTGTCAGCAGCACCGCTACCCGGACCTAGTTCTAGGCCGGTGATAGTCGCGTCTCCGGACAGGACTGCTCGCGCGACAGTGTCACCCGTAATCCAAACCTTTAGTCCAGCCCTTTGACCGGAGGGAGACTCGATAAGGACGCGACTCTCTGTCGCTGCCGGCGCGAGAACACGAAGAAGGCCCGAGGCTGAACTGTCAACGATGGTGTTAGCACCAAACTGCAACTCACCGCTGACTATCCGGAGACTATCCCCACTCGCTAGGTCCAGACGATTCGCCGCACCACGACTAAGGACCGCGTCCCCGCCGAATACCAGTGCTGACGTAACCGGCAACGCGACAGTTATAGCGCCACCTGCACCGTCGTCAATCGTCAGAGTCTTGGTACCCGTTCGTGACAACTTGATGTCGGGCGTCGAGCCGATGGTTACGTCAACGGGTGCGATAGTGTTGTCATCTGAGGCACTTGAGTGGTCGTGGGCCTGAGCGTGGTGCTGGTCAGCAGTAACGCCGGTCAGGGCCGAATGGGCCAGCGACACACCCGCCGCGGTTACGCGCGCCGTAGGCGGTGCGGTCCCGTCCCCAGTGAGGATGTCACCGGTGGCCATGTCGATTTCCACCTTGCGGTAGGCGGTGGTCGAATACCGCTCAGTGACCCACCGGTCTCCGCGGGCGTCCGTAGACACCATAACCTTGTCACCGATGGACAGTTTGTCCGTCAGCCGGACGCGGAATCCCTCAGAAGCATTCGTGTCCTCACCGTACAGGTAGACACTGGCGAGCATTCCGTTGCCGCTTAGGCCGGCCACCGTGCCCCATGTCTGCTCGACGCGAGCGCCGGAGCGGACATCCCGCTCGATGCGACCGTCGATGACGGTAACGATCCTCTGTGCGTATGAGTCGGCAAAGGGCTGCCGTCGGTTGGACTCGGTCTCATTGACCATTAGGAGGTCACCAGTTGGATGTTCGCCTGTAGGCGGAGGGTCTGCTTAGAGGTTGACATGGGTACCGTGAAGGCCTTGAGCCTGTAGGCGCCGGATAGTTTCGTGAACTCTGGCTCGGTGACGCGGATAACATCGTTGCCCTCGTAGGCCGGATTGCAGAGGACCTCTAGGGTGATGTCATCGCTCACGACCACGTTGTCGTAGAACAACTTCTGAGCGGCGGCATCCGCGGCCACTTGAGTTCCGATTGTGTCACTCTCGAACTTCAAGGTCCGCTCCCCGAGTCGGGTGATGTTCGTTTGCGACGTCGGGTCGGTGTTCCGCATCCGCGAGACGACCGTGAGGTCCTTGTTGGCGGTACCGACCACCAACACTGCATTGTACAGTTTCTCGTCCGTGAAGGCAGACTGCGCGGTAATGAGGTTATTGCTGTGGTCGGAGTCATACTCCCACACCACCGACCGATCCTCCGGCGTATTGAAGTCCTGCGTCGTGAAGACGCCGAGCGGATCAAAGTACACGTCGATCCCGTACGACGTGCAGAGGCGACGGATTGCCTCTCCGCGGATGTCGCCCCGCTCAACGTAAAAGGCGGACCAGAGTTCCTTGCCGGTGGTTACGCGTTCCGTGAGCGGGTCTAGGTTGTATCGAGTAACCCCCGCCGCATCGGCGATGGCCTTGATGACCGTGTTGACCGGCGTGCCGGCCACCCACTTGAACGGTGCGGTGAACTGGGCCTTGGCTAGTTTCTTCCAGAGGTCCGACCCCGACAGGATGACGACGGACATGCCCCGCTCCGCGCTCACGTCCGCGTGGTCAATCATGAAGGTACCGATGGGCACGAGTTCTAGGCTGTCGCCGAAGTCAAGGCCGCGGTACAGGCGAATGAGTCTGTTGACGTAGAAGGTGCCGGCCCAGTCCGTCCCGGGTGAGTACCGTCCGTCCGGATTCAACAGGTTCGCGGTGAACGTCCTCCGTCCGGCACGGGTGACATCAACGTCAACGTTCCCGTCAATGATGAGGTCCTCGTCCTCGGCGAAGTGCGATCCGGGATCGCCGATGTCGTGGAACTCCTGAATGGTGTTGAAGTCCGTGTCGAGCACGTGCATGTGGGCCCGGAAGGTGTGGACCTCCTTGGCCAGTTCGTTCTTGAACCTACCGGATATGGGCCACATCGGGCCTACGTTACCTCAATCCATGTCAGGGAGACGGTCATGTGACCGCCGCCCTCGTAGTCCTTGGTCGGTCCGCCGAACTCGACTTCCCAAATGTCCCCGAACGGGGACTTGAGTACGTGAGGGCCGGCGTTGGACTTGATGTAGTCCACCTGATCCTTAGCGGTAGCAACCTCGTCGTCCTTCCACTTGCACTGCAAGGTTCCCTCAGCGCCGAGCACCTTGCCGCGGACCACAACCTTGCGGGACGTGCCGAGTGGCTCGAAGACTTCCTGCTGTACAGGCTCTAGGAACGGAGCGCTCACAACGGGCAACTCGAAGATGTGCGCGTCCGCGCGGTCAGCGCCGACGATCTGCCACGAGTCGGTGTCCAGAAGGGTGGACGAGATGTCGGAATCGGCGCTCTCAAGGTCAACGTCGCCCGGTACGATCTTGAACTGAGTGATCTTGTAGTCGTACGAGACGTTGTTGGCCGCTAGGTAGTCACGGTATGAGACTGTAGCGATGTTCGCTAGGTCTACCAGCGTTGACCACGTGGAGTCCGAGGCCTCCTTGCGGTAGATGCGGTAGAAGTCGAACACGCTCGGGCTCAAGTTGGATTGGTCCCATGTCGCAAGCACACTCGCGTTGGAGACGTCGTCCGTGACGTTGAATCCGGTAATCGCCGACGGTGCGACCCACGAGGTTGTCACGCTGTTAGAGTCGAAGGCCGAGGGCAGATCGTCGGTGTCCCACAACTGGACCTGAACGAGATACACCGTGCTGTTGACAAGGTAGCCCGACGGGAATGCGAACAGCGTGGCCGATGAGTAAACGCGGCCGCTGTCGTATATGGTAAGTGAGTCGGAGTTGCGAACAATGCGGACCCGGTATGAGTTCTGCGCCTTGCCGCCCGGAGAGGACATGGACCACGTGATGTTGAACGATGGCGATGTAACGGTACCGGCGTCAGACGGTGACGTGATGGTCGTCGTCGGTGACTGGCTGGCATTGAACTGGACGTAACTGGTCCACGGTCCGATGGCGCCCTTAGAGTCGTAGTACCGCTGGCGATGGTTGTACAGGACGTCGTATGCCAGCGGGTTCGCCGCACCGGTGGTCTTGAGTACACCACCCTCGCCGTCGTAGGCCGTGTTCTCACCGCCCGTAAGGGAGGCGTCCTTGAGCAGGCTGTAGACGATGGCCGAGTCGGAGTTACGGGTGACCTCGACCTCGAACGTACGCGGGACGTCACCGAGCGCGTCCTTATCCGTGTCCTCAAACGTACCCTTGAAGGTGACGATCAGTGAGTCCGGGTTCGTGAAGCCGCTCACGGGCTCCAAGTTGCTCGGAGCGGAGGGGCTGGCGTTCAGCCGGAACGGGATGAGGGCCGAGTAGTTACCCACTGGGCCGGTGCTCTTGGTGTACCGGGCCTGCCAGTAGTACACGACGCCCTTGGAGAGGGCTGATCCAGTGTACAGTTTCGTGAAGGTCGTGCTCGAACCGCCTATGTCCCCCGAGTCCCAAACGAGCGAGGTTCCGCCCGGATCGGAGTAGACTCGGATTCGGAAGTTCGTGATCGTCTCACCGCCGAAGGAGGTACCGTCGAACGACGGAGCCACAGCGTCGAAGAGTAGGTTGTCTACGTTGACGTTGGTGGTGACCGAGCCACCCGACGCGTTGGTTCGGATACCGATTCGCGTGACGTTCGCCCAGTTACGGGTACCGCCAGAAGCGACCGGAGTGTCCAGCGTGAGGGTCTTGGTCTCCCACACGTTGATCGTGGACGGCTCGATGTCGTACTCGTCGAAGTCCGACGCAGTCGCGAAGGTGAATCGAAGCCGGATGTAGTTGACGTTGGTAGCGGACGAGTACCGAATCTGAATCTTGATCGGCGTCTTCTTGCCGTACTTCGACAGGTTGAGCGCAACCGTACGGTAGGAGTCCGACGTCGAGCCGTTCGAGAGGGTGGTGATCGTCAACTTCATTGACGCGCGTCCGACCTGCTTGACGGCCGTGTCCTGCGAGGCCGAGGATGATGTACCGTTGGTGACGCTGGTGATGTTCTCGAAGCCGTCTACCTCGTCCGGAGCACCAAGCCACGCGTCAGAGGGTGGTGCGCTCGGCGTCGGGATGCCGGCCGAGTCCGTGGTGAAGGAGGTCAATCCGGTGAACGGCTGCCAGACGCTATCGGAGTTCTTCTGGACGCTGATCTTCCACCAGTACTGCGTGTTCCATTCGAGGGCTGAGCCGGCGTAGGTGACGTTGTAGGACGTCCCAGTCGTCTCGACCGTCTGACCCTGATCCCACTTGACCGACGTGCCCGCGGCGTCGTTGTAGACGATGACCTGCGTACCCTTGAGCGTGTCGCTCCACGTTCCGGTGAAGTCCGGCGTTAGGTCCGTGATCGGCGAGCCGACTGGCGTAACCTGAGTAGGCGTCGTCGCGGAGGGGGTCACGAAGGACTGTAGGGCCGACCATGCGGACGTCCCGCCGACCGAACTGGTTACCTTGGCGCGCCACTTGTAGGTCGTCGAGTAGGACAGGGCGGTACCGGAGTAAATCTTCGAGAAGGCGGAGGAGGTAACGCCGGACGAGAACGATCCCGATGACCACTTGAGGGTCGTACCGTCGTTCTCGTAGACCTCGATTTCAGCGCTCGTAAGAAGGTCGTCAGAGGTAGCACGTGAGCCAGACAGTGTCGGCGTCAGGCCACCGACTGTCTCACCGCCCGTCGGGCTGAGGCTGATCGGGATGCCGGTCGTGTGGGTCGTGAAGGTCGCGTTGGAGGAGTACCCACCCCATGCGGAGTTGGAGTCCTTGGTGCGGGCGCGCCAGCGGTAGCCGGTCTGCCACGACAGGGCAGGGCTACCCGGGTAGACGACTGACTTCGAGGTCGTCGCAGTGACGGCCACGTCGCCGGAGTCCCACACGGCCGTACCGTTCGCCAGTTCGAGGATGATTCGGTACCCGAGCATCTGACTGTCGGTCGTGTCAGGGTCGGAGTGGGTGATGTTGAAGGTCGGCGTCAGAGTCTTGACGTCGGTAGTCGGGGATTCCTGTAGGCTGATGCTAGGTGCGTTCGGGACGCTGTTAGCCTTGAATCTCTGCTGCGAGGAGTACGCTCCCCACACACCGTCGTTGTCCTTGCAGCGGGCCTTCCACTTGTAGAAGGTGTTGCCCGTGAGGGCCGGGCCGTTGTACGTCTTGGAGAAGGACGTTCCCGATCCGGCAAGCGTTCCGGAGTCCCACTTGACCGTTGTTCCGTTATCCTCGTAGAGGATGATCTGGAATCCAGTTAGCGTGTCGCCGACATCAGGATCGCTGAACGTACCGGTAAGTGAGGGGGTGAGCGTGTTCTGAATAGCATCCGCGGTCGGGCTCAGGCCCGTCGGGGCATTCGGCGCCGTGTTGGTCGTGTAGTCTACGACGATGTAGGCATCGTTCGACGCGCCGGCCTCGCGAGAGTAGAACTCAACGCGCTCGTTGGACGACGGCTCGTCCGAGGACGTCAGACGGATACCGTAGAAGGTCCCGGCCGCCTTCGCTGCCTGAATGATCCCGGTGATGTCTACGCTGTAGAAGGTGCTGTCGGCCGGGGCACCGCCACCGCCGACGTCCCACGAAGCCCGCTCGGCCGTCGTCACGGACGGCATGTTCGACCACTCTAGTGCGTTGGTAGAGGACCACGCCTCGTCGGAGCCCGCGCTACCCTCGGACCATGAGGCCGTTACGCGGTCAACGTAGATGTCCGGGTCGGAAGCGTGCGTCAAGTGAGAGCCAGTTGAAGTCTTGAGGTACAGCGTCGCGCCAGTGACGGCCACCATGCCGGAGAAACTGTACGAGAAGCCTAGGAACGAGCGGACGTAGCCCGGTAGCCACGAGACGTAACCGACGGGCAGGTGGTCATCGACCCCCGCCCCGTAACTCGATCCATCGGAAGATTTGTAGGCCGCCAAGGCGTCCTTGTTGACATTCCACGTGGTCTGTGCCATAGTTAGGCTACTGTGCTCATGTGCTCTAGGGCCCTGACCATGTCAGAGCCGGTGATGAGGTCCTTGAGGGATGAGAGGTCTACGTCGCTTACCGAGCCGTCAGGCGACTCAACGGTCACCTTGAGTTCGATAACCCGGGTAGCGGAGGAGGTTGTTGACGAGGAGAAGGCGCCCGGGGACAGGGCGATGTCTGACGTGCCGGCGATAGCCATGTCGGTCAACTGGCTCGTGATCGTTGCCATGGCGCGACGAGCATCGTCCGCACTAAGAAGACCCCTAGCGAGACCCTGAACGACATTGACACCAACGGCAGCCATCACCTTGGACGGGGACGCGATGCCTAGGGCGGCCTTGATACCGTCGATGAATCCGCCGGCGAAGTCCATGATCTTGTCAATGATCCAGTTCTTGAGGGAGATGATGCCTCCCCAAATGCCGCGGACGAAGTCCTTGCCTACATTGAGTAGGTTCTGCCAAATCTTCGGAACGATGTCTACGATGAAGTCGCGAAGGAGCCCGGGCAGGCCAATGACCGCGTCAATGATCTTCCCCGGCAGGTCAATGAAGAACTGCACGATCTTCGGAATCATGTCGGCGACGAACTGAATGATCTTCGGTACGTTCGTGATGAACCACGTCGAGATGGTGTTCCATAGCCCGACGAGTGCGTCAAGGACACGGCCCGGCAACTTGAGGAACCAGTCCACGATGCCAGTGACAAGGTCCGTGACCCATCCGACAACGGCCTCAATCAGGTCCCCGAACCACCCGGCTAGGAGGTTCCAGAGGACGACGAGCCAGTCGAGAATCATGCCCGGAAGTTTAGCGATCCAGCCGATGACCCCGGTGACGATGTTGATAATGGTCGTGATTATGAACTTCCAGAGGTTGATCCACCAGCCGACGACGAAGCCGAGGATGAATCCGAGGTAGTAGGCCCAGTTCTCGCCCAAGTCGGCGAGAAAGTCACCGATAAACGTCAGGACGGAGTCGATGAAGGACTGAATCCCCTCTACGATGGACGTCCAGATGGCGGCGATGTTCTCCGGCAGGTTGGAGAAGAAGTCGATGACGCCCTCTACGGCCTCTACGACCCACGTGACCGCGCCAATGATGCCTTCGATGACACCAGAGACGAATCCGGCCACCGCCTCGATGAAGCCCATGAGCGGCGGGATGACGTTCTCACTGATCCACGCGACCACGCCATCGACAAAGTCCTTGAATCCCATGAAGTTGGTCTGGTAGGCGGCGACGGCCAGAGCGATAGCGGCGATGATAGCGACGATAGCGAGCACCACCGGGTTAGTCGCGAGGGCGATTAGGGCGGGGATCAGGCTGGCAGTGATAGCCAGACCGATGGCCCGGATGGCGCCAACGAGGACGCCGCCCTTGAGCGCAGTCGTGAGACCGACAATGGCCGTCTTGATGAGGCTGATCGCCGCTACAGCCTTCGTCAGGTTGAGCAGGCGCGTCAGTAGTAGGAGGATTGAGGACGATCCGCGGGCGATGCCGAACAGGCCGCCTAGGGTCGTAACGAGTCCGAGAAGGACCGATCCTAGCAGGCCAAGACCTACGCGGAGTGCGAGGAACCCTGCGATAGCCAGCACGATGTCCCGGATCGTATCGACCTGCTCCGGCGTCAGTCGGTCGATAGCGTCGGCCAGAGACTCGATGAACTCGGCTAGGACCTTGATCCCGGAGTCTACCAAATCCTCAAGCACGTTGACGAGCGGCTGAACGCTGTCGAAGAAGCGACCGAAACTGTCAGCCAACTTGCCGATGAGGTCTCGGATCGCCTCGCCGGCGTGCACGAAGGCGTCACGGATACCGAACGCATTGTCGGCCACGGACTTACCAAACCGGCCAACGATGGAGGCGAGCAGGGAGAACATGCCGATGAGCGGAAGGACGGTCGAGACAAACATGACGAACGCGGTGGCTAGGCCAAGCACGTTGCCGAGGATGAGGAACATCGCGCCACCGACGGCGAACACGCCGGCCGTCATGGCCGCCATCTTCACGATGAAGTCTACGAAGGCGGGATTGTCCTTGAGGTACTCCGTCAACTTGTCGAGCGCGACAAGGATGACGTTCATCACCGGCTGAGCCAGTTCCATGATCTTGAGGGCAACCATCTGTAGGATCGGGAAGAACGAGTTCTTGAACGACCCGACGATGGCCTTGATGCTGCCGAGCATCTGGACCTTCATGTTCTCGAAGAAGGCACCGGCGTTCTCTAGGGAGTACTTCTGCTTGTCAACGGCCACCTGACCGCGGGCCATAGCGTCGGCATCCCGGTTCCAAAGGTCGATGGTTGAGTTCACCAGCGGGAGTAGGGCCCGGATAGCGTTGTTCGATGCCGCACGGGCGTTGAACCACGCCTTCTCCGAGTCGGTCATGCCCATGTAGGTCTTTGACAGGTCGCGAACGATGCTGTCGAGCCCGGCGAACTTGTCGTTCGGGAAGGCGATTTCCTCCCACGTCTTGCCTACGCCCTTGGTACGCAGCGTCAACTCGCTGAGTTTAGCGGTGATTGCGTCGGTCGGGGCCAACAGACCCTCAATCATCATGGACAGTCCGCGACCGGCGCGGCTACCGCGCTGGCCGGCATCCGCTAGGACACCAAGCATCTGCGCGACGTCGTCGAACTCGATGCCCATGGACCTAGCCTGAGGACCAATGTAGGTGAAGGCGCTAATGAGGTCGCCGAAGTCCGCCTGCGTACGCTCGGTCATGAGCGCTAGGACCTCAGTTACACGTCCAGCGTCCTCGATGCCGAGGTTGAAGATGCCAAGGATACCCGACACACCCTTGAGGTTCGTTTCGAGCGTGCCACCCGCGCCAGCGGTGGCAATCATGATCTTCTCTACGGTAGCCGTAACGGCGGCGAGTGTCTTCTGGTTATCGACAACGACACCGGTGGCGGCACCCCAAATGTTGTACGCCTCAGCGGCCTCTTCCGGACTGAACAGACCAACAGCCTTTGCGGTGCCCTGAATAGCGTCGTCAAGTCTCTGCTGCCAGACAACATTCGTGTTGAGTGCGACACCGGCGCGGCGTAGCCAGTAGTCGTAGTCGGCGTAAGTGCTGACGATGTTCATGCCGAGGTCTACGATCTGGCGGGCCACGTCGATGAGCCGACGGCCTACCTGCTCGTAGTGGGAAGCGGCACGCCAAACGGCGTCCATGGCCTTCTCTGTTCGGGTGAGGTTATCGGTCAGGTCACGGTACGCGGCCGCTAGCGGGTGCAGCGCGTTATTCGTCTGGCCTTGGAAGGCCCGCGTCGCGCCCTGCGTGGACCCCTGCACGCTTTGTAGCGAACTGGATAGGGTCCGGAGGGCCGGCAGGTTCTTTACGTCAATGACGATTTGAAGGTGAATGTTCCTAAGGGTGGCGGTCATCAATCAAAAAGGGGCCACGCGAGCACTGTGGTGATTACCCGTCTATGAGTATCCACTGTGTTCGCGTGGCCCATTGGTCCCCTTACTTCAACTTCTTAGACGCACTAGTGTTCTCGCCGTTGCGGAACTGCTCGAACATGGACATTAGCCAGACCCCCTGATCGAGCAACCCACCCTCATCCGGCAACTGGGCGAACCCCACCACTACGGAGGCGGACTTATGCTCGACCTTGCGACCCCTATCCTTCCGCAACTCGACGTTCACCACCTGAACGAGGCGGCACATCAAGTACAGGTCGAAGGCCCGCGCGATCCTTGGATTGCGGCGGGCCAGCGCGTCTACGCGGTAGCCGTCGGCGCTTTGGCGCGCGAGGTCGAAGGCGATTTTGACTCGGCCGCACCCGGGTTGAGGTTGGAGAAGTGGTCGGCTAGGGCGGCGTCGATGGCGTTGGCCGCGTCCGCCGATAGGTCGAGGTAGGCGTCCTCAGTAGGTTCCTCGTCGAGGGACCATCCGGTCACCAGCGCCACGAATAGGTCGTGCTGGAACTGGGTCGCCTGCTGGACGGACATAGACGTGACGTCGTCACCGATCTTGCCCGGAATGGATGAAACGATGGCATTGAACTGGCGCTTGCTCAGGTCACTCAGGACCTCCACCCAATCCTCTTTCGAGTCTCCGATGAAGAGACGCTTTGTCTCTGTAGACGCCTTGCGGAAAATACCCATGGTTCTCCTATCCTCTAGGGACTATACGGGGTGGCCGGACGGGACACTAGCCCGCCCGGCCGGGGACACTAATCGACGGTTGGCTCGTTGTTGACGAGAATGGCCGTGAAGATGTCTGACGCGAGTGGCTTGACGATCAAGGCCTCGACAGACTGCTCAAGGTAATCGCCAGCCGCTAGGGGGACGCCCACCTTGTTCCATCGAACGTTCGGAATCTGTAGGCGGAGCAGAGGCTTGTTAGAGCCCATGCCCGACAGGGCCGACGAGCCCTCCATGTGGAGGTCAACATCGAAGATCGTCTCGTTCAGGAACCGGTCGTACTCCGACGTGTCCGTGAAGTCAATCGTCATCATGAGGGTCACTTCCCGCATGCCGAGGGCCAGACGCTTCCACGCCCGCGTCTTGCGCAAAGTACCGATCCGCTCGATGTTGTTGTTCACACCGAAGGTGAAGTCCTTGACCGTTGACAGGAAGGTGCCGGAGGCGACCTTGATGTCTACGCCGGTGAAGTGGAGAGGCGTTACGTCCGAGTAGGACGGGCTAGCAGGACTACCCTGCTTGGTTCGGTTGACTCCCTCGATACCGAAGGAGGCCGTTACAATCTCGCCGAAGGCCGCCTTGATTTCGATGGTATTGATCCGGCAACCGCCGTACCTCATGACGAGGATGTCGGCCGCGCTGGACTCAAACGAGAACGTCGGCTCCGCAGAGGCCGGCGTGTACGTGTGCTGGTAACCACCGCCAGCGTAGGCGGAGGAAATGACCGTCGCGGCGAAGGCCGAACGGAGAATGGACGCGATGTCCAGCGGGATCAACTCCATCTCCATGGTGCCGCCCACTTGGAACGGCGCCGGCATGGCGATGAACTTGTCCCGCGAGTGCCTGATCTGCTCAGGCACAATGTAGTCGTTGCTGTCCTCAATCGAGAACGAGGATACCGGGAGGTACTTAGTCGGAGCGACCTGAGTTCCCTCAGTCGTTTCCTTACCGTACCCGACGTAACCAAGCGCACCTAGGCTCATATTTGCTTCCTTTTACGACTGCCGCTGGAACTGCTGGTTGACAGTTAGCGTGATTTGTGCAGACTTAGCGACAACCGAGCCTCGCACCTGAACTAGATAATCGGTCGTCGTCGTCTTGACCTCCCGAATGCCGGCCATGCCGTCGAGACTGCGGTTAGAGTCCTTTCGGAACCACTTCCTCAGTCGGCCCATGACCTGCGTCATCATCCTGTCCCCCGAGGCATCCAGAACGGAGGCCTCGAAGTAGTCGCGGGAGTCGATCAGGAACGTGACGAGTACCTCGAAGTCGAGGACTTCGTAGCCCGTCGTCTCAATGTCCTCAAGTTGCTGAACGGGCTGGACGATGAATGCGGGGTACGCGTTGACCGGAAGGATTCCCGGGTCACCCCAGTAGATCGCCGCAATGGACACCAGATCGGAGCACCCACCGTTGTCACTAGGCGTCTCGGTGAACAGGGTAACCTCAGCGGCTATCTTGTCGATTACGTCTTCCATCACGGCAGGATCACCCCTAGTCTACGGCTAATCCACGGGACGAGGGCGCCGTGCGCGGAACGAATCACCGATTCGTCCACGAACCAGTACGGTCTCGGGGCGCGGTTCTTGCCGCGGAACTGGTTCATGGCCTTGTTGCCGTGCGCGGAGACATCCAGCGTGCCGTTCTTGGTGCTGACGCGGACTTCGATTTCGCCGCCGCGGTCCATCCGCCTCGTCTCGTTCGGATTGACGTTGAGAAGGTGACGAGTGGTCAGTAGACGAAGATCGCCGTACCGCACAAGAATCGGGTGCCTGCCCGGGAAGCCGGCGCGCTCGCGCTCTTCAACCGTACGCTCAGCGAGTTCACGCCACCCACCCACGCGAGAGCCCTCGCTGATGAAGTTGCGATCCCAAACCTTCGCGACGCCGTGTAGCGACTCGACAGCCATGTCGTCACGCTCGTACTTGAGGAATCGTTCGATCTTGCCAACCGACTTGATGACCGAGTCCATGTCCTTGACATTCAGACGGAGAAGTGACATACTACCCGAGCCGTTCCCGACGGTAGTGCTCTAGCAGGTCAATGATCTTCTCTTCGATGTCGGAGACCATGTTGACCTCGCGATCCTGAGGACCGCGGTACTGGGGACTCATTAGGTCCGCCACCTTGAGGGCGGTAGCGCGCTTCACGGCAGACGGAACAGTCGCGTAGCCCGCGTTGTACGTAACCGTGTACGTGTAGTCACTACGCCACGGACCGTTTACGGGGTTCTTGAACTCGGCGATCCCGCCGGTCAGGACCCGGACCTTGGTGATGTCCACTGAACCAGTAGCGCCGGCGTCGGACTCGTACGTGATGGTGGTCAGAGAGTTGACCGGGAACTGGTCTAGGATGAGGCGGTGGTACCCTCGACCGCGAAGAACCTCAACCACCGGACCGGCGACGAAGGCGCGGTCGCAGTAGTTCTGGACCCAGTCGGACGCATCCCCGATCAGGACAGTCAGCGCATCGGGGAGTGGCGTGAAGGCGGCCTTGAGGCCGAGTTGCGTCATGTTGTCGTTGAAGTAGTCAACGTCGATTAGGTTAGGCATTTCTCAACAACTTGCTCCGACGAACTCGCTTGCGCCGTAGGAGCGACTTAGCCCGCAACTGCGAACGCCTCTCGCCGGCGATAACCTTGGCCTTACTGCGGATCGGTAGTTCCCGGCGCTTCTGCGCCATCACCAGCCGCAACTTCTCGAAGAACCCCGGACGACGTCCCGGCTTCCGTCCCCCCGTCACCCGCCTCTGGCGTGGGTCCACCCCCTGCCGCTGCCCGGGAGACGACCTCCTCAATCTTGCCACAGACCTTCTCCTCAAACAGGGACCAGTCGAAGGCCTTGGAGGCCTCGATACCGCGAGCGGCCATCTTCGCCAACTGGCGAGGGTTCCGCTTGAGCGCGAGGATTTCCTTGGCCAACGTCTCGGGTAGAATGTTCGCGTAACGCGTGCCGCTCTTGTGAATCTCCCAGTCGTGGGCGGGGATGCCGATTCCGCCGCCGGCCCGTGCTACTTCCCAACCGGCGCCATAGCGGGTCACTATCACCGGAGTACCGCACGCCATCGCTTCCGCTATGGGAAGGCCGAAGCCCTCAACCTGAGAAGGGAGGACGAATAGGTCCGCGGCGCCAAGCAGTTCCCGGACTCCGGGAACGTCGATGTCCCCCACGTCGGGGACGGACTTGCCGCGCTCACTGAGCAGCGGGTTGAAGATCACCTTGTCGGTGAGACCGAAGGCCTCAGCGATGTCAAAGAGTTTCCAGCCCTCAAGCCAGTACTTCTGGAAGGGGACCGTGTGCAGGTAGAGCAGCACGTCATCCTGATGGTACTTCCTGCCTAGGACCGCTACCGCCTCGATCAGGCGCGGCAGTTGCTTTCGACGGACGTTCTGCGCTACACTGATGACGACAAACTTGTTGGACCACCCTAGCCGTTCGCGGTACTCGTCGCGCTCAGCGGGCTCCATTGGGAAGAATCTGGTACGGTCAACACCGTGGTACACCCAGTCAACCTCGCGCCCGAGGCTACTGCGCACAACGCCGGCCCCGTACTCAGAGCAGGTCATGAACTCAATGTTGCTCAAGATGCTCCGCCAGTCGCTCTCCACGATGGGCTCACCCTCGATGGGAACGTACGCGAAGAAGGGAACGGTGGCGGGGATGACCATGGCCATCGCGGATACCGTGCCGGGATCGCCGGTCATGAAGATGACATCCGGCGTGTAGTCCTCTTCGTCCGACAAGACGCGGAGAACCTCTAGGAACCCTAGTTCGTCACCGACTGTTCTTGGTACGAACTGCCTTATTGGCAGGTCGCTTTCGAGTTCCTCGTGCTGTAGGCCCGTTACTGACGCTACTTGCCAGCCCTTCCTCAGGAAGGCTTGGGCTGCCATCAGGTTCACTCGACCGAACCCCGTCGGCATCAAGGGGCTGTCCCCCACTGTCAGGACCTTTAGACTCGTCTGCGACATCGGTGTCGTCTCCCTCGCTCTCAGCGCTCTTGACTGCGTACAGGGCGAGAATCTCGTCCAGTGACCGCAGTTCCCCGGTCTCGGGGTCTTGTCGGAATCCCTTGAGGAAGGCCCGTTGGGCCCACACTACCTTGTCGGGATCAAGTGGAAGGGTAATCACGCCGTCATCGACGGGCGCCTCGCCCTCGTAGAAGTACATCACGGACGCCACGTGGCGGCCGATGGTCCTCAGTCTTAGTACACTCATGGTGTCTCCTGAGTGTGGAGGGGCTGGCCGGACTGACCAGCCCCCACCATCACAGTTGAGCCAACCTCGCCTATAGGGTGAAGTTGTTCAGGTGAGCCGGACGACCCTCAAGCGAGAAGCCGAAGTAGCCCTTTATCATGAAGTCCACCGAGTCCTTGGTCTTGGCCAACTCCTCAAAGGTGAAGTCCTTGTGCACGAGCAACTTCGCGTCAGCGCGACGGAAGAAGAGGATGTCCGTACCGGTCTCCCAGTGGAGGTCCGTTACGATAGGAATGCCGTCGTACGAGAGCACGCGGAATCCTGCACCCACTTCAACGGTGTCGTTGAACTGCTGCGTCGCCTGCAAGAGCGAGTTGATCTTTCGACGGACCTGTCGGCTGGTGACCATGATGTCAGCCTCGCCGCGGGTCATGTCGATAGCCTCGTCGATCTTGGCTAGCGTCAGGGTGGTTGCGCCACCTGAGACCACGCCGGAACCGGTGCCACCCCAGTTGATTGCATCGTTGGTGTCGATCTGGTGAAGGATACCCTCGATGTCATTGGAGCCACCGGTTGCCACAGCGATGTCGGAGGACAACTGCTCGACTAGCGAGCGCTGGTGTGCCTCGACCTCAAGTGACATGGCGTTGTACAGCGAGCCTGCCGCTGCCTGCATCGGTCCAGTGACCTCTCCACGGGTGTAGAGGTACTTGACCGCCTTGCTGACCTTCTCGAAGGTGGACTGGGATGCTGCCGGAAGGGCCGCACCGTCAGTAGACCACGAGGAGGTCGGGAGCGCGGTTCGACGACGTACGAAGTACGTGTTCGTCGCCCACGGTACCCGAGCCACGATGTTGGCTAGAACAGGTTCCTTCGACGCGTAGTCGCGGATAGCCTCGTTCACCAACTCCGGGATCAGGTAAGAGCCGCTTGACGCTAGGTCAAGGGCCTTGCGGATGGTTGTCTGCTCCATCTTACCCTCAGTTTGCTACGCCCGTGCCGTGCATGCCGGCAAGGGCAATCCTCAACTTCTCGGACGGGCTGGCCTTGTCGAACTCAGCCCTGAACTCTTCCTCAGCGGACTTGGTAGCCGCGTCGGTGATTGCCCCCGGAAGTTGCGTACGGGGTGCGTTCTCTAGTGCCTCGATGCGCTCGGTTGCCTCGGCGACCAGCGTGATGAGTTCCTCGTTCTCGGCGACTTGCGCTGCAACGGCGGCCTTTACGGCCTCGTCTACCGCCTTCGCGAGGGTCTCTGCCTCATCGCTGTCCTGAGCCGACTTGTCGGGCTCAACCTCGACGGCGTCGCTCTCGATGACCCCAAGGGCCACTAGAGTCTCCGTCATGTCGTGATATAGAGCGCCCAAGCGCTCACGGTTCGCTGCGCTGATTGACCGACCGGCCTTCTCAACGTCGTCATCGGCCGCCGCACCGGCGTCATCAGCCCCTTCGGACTGCGCCTCGGTGCCGTCACCCTCAACGGGCTCCGTCACTGCTACCGATTCCTCAACGGCGTCTTCGCCGCTGTGGAGTTCCTCATCATCCATAGATGTGCTCTCTCCCATTGTTGCCGCGCCGTCATCAGCGTCGGATACGCTCTTCGCTAGCACGGTACCCAAGGACGGGTACCACGCCGGACGAGTGGTGTTGCTAATCTCATCAAGTACTACGTGCTTGAAGGTCCTGATTGATCGGCCAAGTTCGGCCACGAACTCGCTGGCCCAGTCCAGCACGGTCCCGGAGACTGACATTCCGAACTGCTTGCCCTTGCTGACCTGATTGAACAGGTACACCGAGGCAGGGTTGTCGGAATCTAGTCGAACCTCCACACCTAGGTGGAAGTGCTCGTTGATCCACGCCTTCGTCAAGACACCTAGGTCCCTTAGGACGCCGTCGGGCGCGTGTGCGTCCCGGTAGGGCAGCGGGTCACCCATCGCCTGACGCTCTTCGATCTGCTTGGCGAATCGCTCGATGGCCTCAGGCGCAATGCGCTCGTCGTCAGTATCGACCTCCGGTCCGGAGGCGAATCCTAGGATGTACAGGCCGTCCTCGCGACTCTCCGCCTTGAGAACGGGGAACGTGAACTTGAAGGAAGTGTTAGCCATCTACTTGGTCCTCGCCGCCAGTCTCCTCGCTCGGAGGAACCTCTGGTACGCTACTGTCTGGTATTCGCGGAACTAGCCCGGCAACGGGCGGTATCAGCCGTGATGCGACATCGTCGAGCCACTCGACAGGGATAGCCCCCGCGGCCGTCTGGATGAAGTGAACGTCGCCGCCCTTGATGTGCGGCAGCCCAATCTCTGACCCGATCTGGTTGATTGAGAAGACACCCATCTTCTCACCCTCGGCGTAGAGTTTCATCATGTCGAGCATGTCTCGACGGGATGAGTCGTTCTGTCGGAACAGGACGTCGTCCCACCCAAACATCCGAAGGATCAGGTGGTTATTGACCTCTTCCTCGACGACGAGTTGGAGCGGAGCGATGTTCTCCTGTCGGAAGGTGTTATCCGCTTCCTTACTGGTCGAACGGTTCGAGTCCTCGTTGACACCGATCTTGGTCGGGTCAATGTCGAGCACCGATAGAATCTCTTGACGAGAGAACTCACGCAGTTCGATGAACTGCATCTCCTGACGGGTACTCACCGAACGCTGGACGTCGATGTCACCCTCTAGGATGACCGGACGGTGGGCGTTGTCGGTACCGACGTAGTTCTGCTCCATCCACTCTCGGTTGCGCTGAACCTCCTCGGTACTCGCGTTCTTCATGTTGAAGATCGTACCGGTATGGGCGGCGTTCTCGAAGTACTTCTCGTTGAACTTCATGGAGAACAGATCGCCGGCAACGGACAGTTCGAGGCTCGCCAGCAATGACAATCCGCGGATGTCGTTATCCGGATCGTCGAACTTGAACTGAACGACCTCATCGGCCGAGTACTTGATGACCTGATCCTCGTTGTACACCGGACCGTAGTCCCAACCGCCGAGTAGGGCGCCGTTCATGCGCTCATTGATGTAGCGCGGGTGGAGTCGGACGGCCTTGTTGGGCATATCATTGCCGGTGGTCACTATGAGCCAGAAGGACTCACCGAATATCAGAAGGTCCTTGTAGGTCAATCGAAGCAACTGACTACCGTTCGACGTGCGGAAGAACGTCCGCAACGACGACACTTTGGAATCCTCGACCTCATCGTCGGCAACCGACGGCACGAAGCGGTATCCGTTAGCGACGGCTACCTTAGCGATCTTCTCGATGCCCGCACGTAGCGTCGGGTGCTGTCGGTACATCGCGTAGTACACCGCGTACCGTTCCTTACGTGGCAGGTCGCGCACCGTAGTGGTGGCCTGACCGGACGGGACCAGCGCGGAGATTCTGCCGACGACATCGCCCTTTGGCGTAACGGCGACCTGAGCCTTTGAGGTTCTAGTTCTTGTCGTTGCCATTCTCTTTCCTAAGTGCGAACACGTACGTGCAGCAGAAGCCGGTTGTATCCATCACGGAGACGGACCACGCTGACTTGGTAATAGTGAACCCCTCAACGTCCCCGCGATCAATCGCGCGCCGAACTCTTCGTAGGAAGAGTTTGACGAGGGGACTAAGTTCGGTCCGGGACACCGCCCGGTCGAGGTCGCGAACGTCCACGGATCAGGCCTTCTGGATGGTCTTGGGGTCATTGGGCCACTTGACGGTAGAGCCACACCTGCGGCACGGTCCCTCAACGGAGCCGACCACTAGACGGTACAGGTCACGGTGCTTGATGGCTAGGCGCGCTGTACCGTCCGAGGAGACTTCCACGTAACCGAACAGGGACCCACACTGGCACCTAACTGGTTCCGGTTTCATGGCTCCAAGGCCCTCCCAAGAATCCCATGCGCACCGGGCGCCGAGAGTCTCCGTACAGTGCTAGGACGAGACTCCAAAAGTAGTCGTCCTTGTTGCCCGCAAACTTGTAGAAGTTCGCTTCGGTCTTCGTCCGGCGTATGCCGTGAATCTGTCTCGTCAAGTCCTGATGGTTGGGCCACGTTACGAGGCCCATTTGCATGTCACCCTTGAGGGTGGTAGCCCATCGCTCCTTGCGCTGGTTAGTGAAGACAACGCCCTCGATGTTTCCGCTTATCTCGCGCTTGGCGTCCTCAACGAACTTCTGGCCGACGCCGGTCTGGTCGATGGTGACACGTGCTGGATTCGTAGCGGCGATCAAGCGACGAAGGTACTCGAACTGCTCGTTGTACGGGTCCTGCGTGGCCTTCGTGAAGAGGACACGACGAGTAGACGAATCGTCAGGACCGGGTAGGGTCTCGACCACCGTAAACACGGTCTGGTCTCGGTCACGGGCCAAGTCCACCCCGATAGACAGTGAGCCTTCGGAACGGAAGAGGCCATTCCAGTCTCGCCAAATCTTCTGGTCGTGGTCCGTGCAGGACTGGATCAGGTCCCACGTGTAGTAGGCCGACATCTCATCCTCGAACTCGCACTCGTACTCAGTGCGGAATCCGACGGTGTCGTTACCGAACTCCTCGAAGATCGAGATGAGTTTGTCCGTGCCGTACTGGCGGACGCGTTCCTCGGTGGTGAGTCCAGAGGCAAGTGCTAGTGCGTCGGGAAGCGCACCTTCGCGGACCATCGCGGAACACTCCCACCACGGGACAAGGTGCCGCGAGTAGTTCGCGTAGGTCTGCTCTCCGGACCAGATGTCGAAGAACATGCCGGACTGCGCTAGCGGAGTAGAGACGATAGTGATTCGTGCGCCGCCCCGGGTGATGGCGGGAAGTGCGGCCCGGTACAACTTCTTCGCATCGCGAACGTGCGCGAACTCATCGAAGTAGATGTCCTTGCGGCCACCGCGGATGGCGGAGGAGGCCGGCTGAGAGATGATGGCGCTCGTGTCGGGGGGGCGGTGGAACGAAATCTCGTTGTCCGCGTCGGTCCAAAGGATCGGCTTGAGGACTGGGTCGGTCTCACGGAACTCGTCGCCGATGCTGTGGTACAGCGCTCGGGCGATGTCAACCTTGTCGCCCGCCTCCTTCTGGTTGATGGAGACGATGTTAGCCCGGTAGTTCCTCTGCGTCGCCGCTCGGAAGGTCGCTTCCGCCGACAGGACCGTCGAGAACCCGATCTGCCTCGACTTGTCCACTATCCGGTACGCTGACTTGTCGTTCAGGAACCGAATCTGGTAGGTCTCCAACTTGGTCGGCTCGCCCTCCAAGGAGGTCAGTGTCTCCAACCAGACTGCCGGGTTGGTCGCCAACAAGTACAGCAAGTCGTCCTCGGAGGTCTCGACTTGCCCAAACTTTGAGAAGCGGTTCTGGACCATCTGCCTTATCTTCCTCCCGCTTCTCGACCTGATGTCGGAGCGCAAGTAGGGAGTTGAGGACCTTGATGCGGTCAGTTACGTCCCTGCGGAAGTAAGACTCAACGTTGATTTCGCCATCGTCGCCGACGGCCGAGGTCATCTCGCCGATCATTGCCGGCATGAGGTTGCGCGATAGAATGAGGATCAGGGCGTCCAACTCGCGCTTGGTCGAGATTGCCTTGCCGTCTCGAATGACACCACGAAGGTACGTGAAGTGCTCCGGCGGAACGGTGCCCTCCATCTTGAGGAGCATGGCGTCGGCCAGTTCAGTGGGGACCAGCGACTTCGGCTTGTTCTTCGAGCCCGGTGGGCGACCGCCACGACGGGTGGTCAGCGACTTCTCCCCGGCCTGATGAGTAGTGCGTGAAGCGCTCTCCGACCGACCCTCGGTGTCTCTAACGGCGGCAGCGGCTCTTGGCATCATTTCTCCGGACATAGTGGGACCCCCTGCACCCGCGAGGGGAGGGGGTCCGATGGAGCGGTTGATCCGCGCGCTCAGGCGGTGAACGGCTGGACTTTCGTGTACCAGCACTCGGCGTACGAAGTACGGTAACAGTCCTTGTCAGGACTCCGAGACCCACGGTTGGGTTCCACCCACAGGTTCAGGCTCGTTAGGCCCTCCGCCGCGGTCCGTACTGTCAGCCCGGTGCCGCGTCGTTTACTGCTGCCCACGGTGCGATCCCTCCCTTCGTGAGGAGGGGTTCCGCCACGCTCCACGTCCTTTCGAGGGGACGCTTATCAAATGCAGCGGGCCATTTACGGGCTACTCACCCGAAGTGAGTTCCGTGGGGTGACCCGCCAGTCACCCGAATATATCGGACCTTTCGGCCCATGGCTGCGTCTCAAGGGATCGAACCTTGGAATCTGCTGGTTCAAGGCCAGCCGCCTTACCGCTTGGCTAAGACGCATTGGCGAGTCATCTCAGGCTCGAACTGAGAACCGGAAGGGTAAGAACCTTCTGCACCACCGTTGTGCTAATGACCCATGGCTGCGATGGCAGGACTCGAACCTGCAACAAGACGGGTAACAACCGCCGGCTCTGCCGTTGAACTACACCGCAATGGACAGCGTGACGAGACTCGAACTCGCATACGTGGGGGTAAAAGCCCCGTGGCAACCGTTTGCCCACACGCCGATGGAAGCGGAGAAAGGAATCGAACCTTCGACTTGGCGCGTATGAAGCGCCTGTTCTGCCACTGAACTACTCAGCCATTGGTAGACGTATTAGGAGTTGAACCTACTCTTGTTCGGGATATAAGCCCGACGGCCACTACCGGCGACCACTACGTCCATGGTGCTATCCAAGGGACTCGAACCCCCGACGCGCAGTGCTTCAAACTGCCGTTCTACCTACTGAACTAAGATAGCGTGTAAGGCGTGTAGGAGAGTTACGCCGTCGCTTCCGCTTTCCGGAACGACCCAACCTGCCGGACAGGTCCCCTCCACCATCGCTAGGGAGTCCGAGTTTCTACACCTAGCGTACAGGCTTGTAAGTACGCGACTGCCCACACTTACCGCCACCAGCCCCGCGAAGGGCGGGTGGTCCCTCTTCCCCGCGGGACAAGCCCTCGGTTTACAGACGGTCCACCATCAAGGCCGAGCAATCTCAGCGCTGCTTGGCAGTCGCGAATCATTGGAGCACCTGCTAGGAATCAAACCTAGACCTCCACCCTTACAAGGGGCGTGTCCTGTCTTAGACGACAGGTGCATGGCGGGGACCACGAGACTCGAACTCGCTGCCTCCGGCTTGACAAGCCGGTATCAATACCACTTAGACCTCATCCCCGTGGTGAATGTTGTTGGACTCGAACCAACGGCCTTCTCCTTATCAGAGAGATGCACGCATACCAACCGTGCTCAACATCCTTGGAGCAGTAAACGAGACTCGAACTCGCGACCTCCTCCTTGGCAAGGAGGAACACTTCCAACTGTGCTTCTACTGCGTGGTACTCATGGTGGGAGTCGAACCCACAATCCCGCTAGGGCGCTTGCTTCTAAGGCAAGTCCGTATACCAGTTCCGGCACACGAGCATTGGTGCAATCCCCCGGACTCGAACCGGGACATAACTAGGTTCTCGACCTAGTCCCTCTACCATTTGGGGTAGGACAGCGTTGGCAGCGACCGCGGGACTTGGACCCGCTAGGACCGCCTTGAAAGGACGGCCGCTCGACCCTTTGCATTGGTCGCCTTGGCTGGAACGGTAGGGCTCGAACCTACGATTACCGGGTTCAGAGCCCGGAGCCTTGCCAACTTGGCCACATTCCAATGTGTAATGGCGGGCTCGGCAACCGCACTATCCCGGGCCCTCGCGCTAGCAGCATCCCCGGTTTCATGAGGCCGGTTTCCCCGTCGAGAAACATAGACCTCCGCTTCATTGAGCAGATAGGCTATAAGCCCCGTCCTGTGGACCTTGGTTCAAGCGCCTTGCGGCTCCCAACTGAACGACTGCCATCCACCTTGCTGTTCGATTGCTCGAACAATCCTTGCGTGCTTCTCCACCCCACCGAGCCTCGTCATAGGGCACTCGCACTTGCAACGCCTAGAGTTTACCCGTTTCACCCGAGCACTACCTCGGTTCGTCACTGTTGCACTAGTCCTACCCTCGCGGGCGCCGGCCGTTAGCCGGTAGGCTGGCTCTGGTTGCGGGGACTTTCCTCACTCACCGCGGGACAAGTCACCGAACGGATATGCGCGACAGTCCACCTATCTACTGCTACAGTATAGCACACCCTGTCAAGGACTGCAAACTGGTGGTCAACCTCGCGAGACTCGAACTCGCACGTGCTCCGGGTTTGAGCCGGAGGCCTCTGCCATTTGGGCTACAGGTTGGTGGTACCCGATGACGGACTCGAACCGCCGACACCTAGTATGTAACACTAGTGTTCTGGCCGCTGAACTAAACGGGCTTGGTGCATCCTGCTGGACTCGAACCAGCGACCCCCACCATGTCAAGGTGGTGCGCTAACCGCTGCGCTAAGGAAGCGTGGGGTGGAACCAGAGAGTCGAACTCTGCTATCCGGGCTCACAACCCGGTGCCTCGCCACAAGGCTTGTAACACCATTGGCCCCAACGGTCAGACTCGAACTGACGGCCTAGTGTTTAGGAAACACTCGCGCTGTCCACTGCGCTACATCGGGATGGCACCCTCGACTGGACTCGAACCAGTATCGTGCGGCTTAGAAGACCGTTGTTCATCCGTTGAACTACGAAGGTATGAATCGGCAGACGGAGTCGAACCGTCCGTGTCGCGAACACTCCCCAGTAACCGACCATGGAGACCACTACCGGACTCGAACCGGTGTCCGCGGGTTTGCAAGCCGCTCCCTTGCCTCTCGGGCAAATGGTCATGTTGCAAGTGTGGTGGACCGCGGGTTCCACCCCCGGCCGCTCAGCGCGTGGAAAACGCAGACGGTAATGCCCACACACTCGCATGGAGCGTCATACAGGATTTGAACCCGCGCGTTCTGCTTGGAAGGCAGACATGCTACCATTGAACATCAATGACGCTTGGCACCGATGACAGGACTCGAACCCGCATGCTCCCTGCTTCGAAGGCAGGAGTTCATCCATTGAACTACATCGGTATGGCTCGCCTCGTGAGACTCGAACTCACGGCCTCAGCCTTCGCAGGGCTGCGCTCTATCCACTGATGCTAGAGGCGAATGGTGACGCCTACGGGGCTCGAACCCGTAATCTCCTGACTGAGAATCAGGGGCCTTGACCGATTTGGCTAAGGCGCCATGGAGCCGAAGGAGGGACTCGAACCCTCGACCTCATCCTTACCAAGGATGTGCACTGCCGACTGTGCTACTTAGGCGTGGAGCCAACCCTCGGACTCGAACCGAGAACCTACTGCTTACGAAGCAGTTGCGCTGCCATTGCGCTAGGAAGGCGTTGGTGTTGCCAGTGAGAGTCGAACTCACTCACCCCGTAGGGGCCAGTTTTACAGACTGGCTTGGGAACCGTCCCGCTGTCGTCAACATGGTGGAGATACAGGGAATCGAACCCTGACTTTCTGCTTGCAAGGCAGTTGTGCAGCCCACTATCACTACACCCCCATGGTCAGACTGGAAGGACTCGAACCTTCGACTTCCCACTCCCGAAGCGGGCACGCTACCTACTGCGCTACAATCTGATGGTCAGAAAGACAGGCCTCGAACCTGCGACCTCCGCACCCCCAGTGCGGGACTCTACCAACTGAGTTACTTTCTGATGGTCAGAGCAGTGAGACTCGAACTCACGACCTCCCGATCCCAAATCGGGTGGACTACCTACTGTCCTACACTCTGATGGCGGATGCTAGAGGACTCGAACCCCTACGGGTGTAACCCCATCACGGCTTTCAAGGCCGATAAGTGCTCCTATACGAGCATCCATGGCGGATAGTAAGGGACTCGAACCCCTACACCTGTAACGGCCTCACCGCTTTCGAGGCGGAGTAGCACACCAATGCGACTATCCATGGCGGAAGGTACAGGACTCGAACCTGTACGACTTTGAGGTCATCACCGCTTTCCAAGCGACTTAGTACGCCAATACGACCTTCCGTGGCGGAAGCGACAGGACTCGAACCTGTACGGGTGTTACCCCATCACCCCTTAGCAGGGGGCTTACTGCGCCAGTAGGCGCTTCCGTGGAGCGGTAGGCCGTCTCTGACCACGCCTATCCGCCTAGTCCCCCGCGCGCTATAGTCAGAATCGACCGGGGACACTCCGCCACCCGAAGACGGCGGAGGGGCAGGGACTCGGCCTGAGGCACACCCCGGGCACAACGCCCTGCGCGCGTACTCGGGAAACCAAAGGCCAATCATTATTGGGTGCGCCAGCGGGACTCGAACCACGCTTCTCCGGGTTATGAGCCCAGTGAGGAAACCTTTCCTCCCATAGCACATGGCAGGCCCGGCGAGACTCGAACTCGCGGCTAAGCGTTTTGGAGACGCCCGCAGCACCGTTGCCTCGAACCTGTAGTTAGCACCGGCCCACACATCCATCCGGACCGAGGAGCGACCCCAATCGTGATGGAAACCTACCGCCGTTCGGGTTGCGAACCCACCCTGACCGGTGCTGTAATACCGCTTACCGAATGCGGTGCTCTTCGACGGGATACATTTCATAGGCCCCAGTTGGCCAACCGGTTATCTCTCAGAGCGGAGCCGCTAGTGTACCACACGATGTCAAATCCTGCAACATCGAAAGGCAGAAAACGTAAAGTGCCCCTACTTACTAGCCAACTTGGGGACCAAATCCTCCCGTTTTACCTCGAACTTCGCTGATTGGCGTCAACTTGAGCACGAACATCCGCGAAGATCGTCGGGAACCGAGACTCTAGGGTTTCGAGGACTTCCATCATGATCGAGCGCATTTCGGGCTGCGCCGACGTGTGACAGCGGAGTCTGAGGACGTGCCGCCACTCACGGAGGTTCATCTTCGCGATAATGCGGGTACGGGTGGCGTTAGGCAAGACATATCGAGCGATCTGCGACTTGACCCCTAGACGCTTCAACTCTAGGTAGGCCGCGTGAGCCCCAACCATCGCGGATCGGTAGGCGACCAGCGCGTCCTCTCCGGCCGCGGAGACTTCCGGTGGCAGGTACGTCAGGTCGATGGGGTCCTCGTCGTCGTACTTGACGTACCGCTGGCTCTCCTGCTGGTAGGATGCAATCCGGTGTCGAACGAGTTCGTGACTCACGACCCGGCTACACTCGATCAGGAAGACGACATCCACCATCTCAAGCATAGACTCTTCGCCGGCCGCGATCCAGCGACCGATAATGGCCGAGTCACCCATCTTGGCTATGGACTTTGGACCGTAATCCCAACGGCCCGAGTACTCGATGATGTCCTCCGGTGAGGTCAAGTCGGGCAATAGCGGGGTCGTCAGCGCTATCAGGGTAACGCGAGGCTGCACTACAGTAGCAGGAACGCGAAGACCAGAACAAACCACGCTATCGCCAGCAGGGCGACCATGGTCATCACTAGTGCCACGATAAGGAACCACGCCGCGCGGGCGAGGAACAGCAGCGTGTTCTCTATGGCCAACCATAGGCCTGATTGACTAGACAACATCACGAACTACCTCGTACATGTAGGCCATCTCGCTCTCACAGTTCTCGCACAGCGGCTTACGCAACCACTCCCGCTCGGAGTAGGCCTTCGCGAAGTAGCGGGACATCCTGTCACCGGGAGAGCGAACGGTGCAGGACGGGCACTTCGCGAAGATGACCGGGTCACTGGGCAGAAGTCGGACGGGGTTACCCACCTAGCACCGACTGTAGTCGCACGACACGCACTTCTCACACCCCTCTTCGTACTTTAGCGATGCCTGATGGCAAGACGGACAGATGTCGTAGGTCGCGCGATTGACCGGCGACGAGCCCTCGATGACCGGCGACGTACCGGCGTTGAGGGCCGTGAGGGCGACACCTATGGCATGGGGTACGGCGCGGTTGAGGTTGCCGTTACCGCCGACACCCTCCAACTGATTAGCCACACCGCCAACTGTCGCACCGTGACGGAGTGCCAATGAGGCCAGACGACCGAGGGCCTCGGTCATGGATGAGAGGTCGGAGCCCGACCTGCCGACATTGACGAACAGTTCAACTGGGCGACCCGAGGCGTCATGGTTCAGGGTGATAAAGGCGGAACCAGCGCGTGTTGCGGCCTCGACCGTCACGCCGGCCAATGACGCTGGACGAAGGAAGTTGTACTCATCCGGTTCGGGGGCGGGCTCTGGCTCACGCGAGAGCACCTGAGCGCGGCCGCTCCCGTCCCGGAAGTACGCCACACCCTTGAGGCCTGAGTCGTAGGCCAGCCTGTAGGCCTTGTCCACGTCCTCGACAGTATGCGAGTTCGGACCATTGATGGTCTTCGATACGGATGAGTCGATGTTGCGCTGCACGGCAGCCTGCATCTTGATGTGCTGCTCGACGGTGACCTCATTAGCGGTAACCGCGTAGGCGCTCCCGTACTTCGAGACGGCCGGCGAGAACACCTTATGGGTGCCCGTACGGTCCGTCCTAATGTACTCGGTATCGAACAGCGGTTCAATGCCGGAGTTCACGCCGGCTAGGAGGCTCGTCGTGCCGGTGGGCGCCTGCGTGAGCAGGAAGATGTTCCGAAGACCATTCTTGCGAATCTGGTCATCGAGGAACGGGTCATCGAGGCCGCTGAGGAATGGTCGTCCCGCCATGTCCTCCGACCAGTCCGGAGCCGGTCCGTACCGCCTAGCGAGGTCAATGGAGGACTCCACGGCCGCGGTGCGCATGTCGGAGAACACGGTATCCACGAAGTTCACCGCCTCATCGGACCCATACTTGATACCGAGCCCCATCAGGGCATCGGCTAGGCCCATGACGCCGAGACCGACACGGCGCAGGCGCTTCTGAATCCGTTCGTTCTCAGGGATGAAGTAGTGATTCTCGTCAACGACGCGGTCAAGGAATCGAATAGCGGACCCGACATCTTCCTTGAATCGCTGCCAGTCGAACCACGGGGGCTCGTAGTCCTCAGCCGTAACGTAGGCGTCGAGGTTCATCGCCCCAAGATTGCAGACAGAGTAGGCCCCAAGGCCCTGCTCACCGCATGGGTTGACCGAGATAATCCGCTCTACGCCTCGACCAGTTGATTGAGCATTGTAGCGGCCGAGGAATACAACTCCGGGCTCTCCACTAGCCCACGCAGCCTCGACGATTGCTCGCCATACTTCTCGTGCGGGACGGGAACCGTGAGAGACAACGAGACCTCCACCCGCCTTCCATCCTGCAAGGTCACCGTCCCACCGACTGTTGTACTGAGGGTCACTTGTTTCGGGGAACTCGAAAACCCAGTTGCCGCCCTCTCGGACAGCATCCATGAACTCATCTGAAATCGCGATAGAGACGTTGGCATTCGTGATGGCCTCGTAGTTGCGCTTGGCATCAATGAACTCTAGCAGGTCCGGGTGCCAATCGTCCAGCATGAACATGGCCGCCCCGCGGCGTGAACCCCCCTGCTCGACCACGCCGACTGCGCGGGAAGCGACGTCCATCCACGATACCGGTCCGGAGGTCGTCCCGTTCACGCGCTTGAGGTAGGTTCCCTTCGGACGCAGCACGGACCAGTTGATTCCCACTCCGCCGCCACGGGACATGATGTCCACCATCAGGCCGATGGTGTCAAAGATGGCCTCACGCGAGTCGGAGCCACTGTCATCGCCGGTGAGGTCGCGCACATCGGCGCGCATGGACTCAACCTCGTCGGGGGTGGCGTCATCGGGGAACGTGAGAAGCACCACGTCATTTCGCATGCCACGCTTAGAGCGACGAAGTCGCGTCTCCACCGGTATGACGTAGCAGTTGTAGTAGGTGACCTCGGCGTCCACGCCGGCGCCGGACAGGATACGTCCGCCGGGAACGAACTTGAATCGGTCAAGGAGGTCACGGAACTCTGCCCGTTCAGCGGAACCGCGGCCGATTGCCGCGGATACGCGATCCCACATCTCTTCAACAGTGGATTCGACGGGCTGGCCGTCGGCGCCCTTACGGGCGTAGCGGTCAAGGAACACCGTCCTCTGATGGTCAGTTAGCGGAGTCGTCAATGGGTCCCTTCTCAGGCGATACGTGGCTCATCCAGAGTCGTGGTCGGCCATCGGGGCCGATGAATCCGGTACGGAATACCGGGTGCTTGGGCCCCCTGAGGCCCATGAGCCGAAACAAC